GAATTAAGCATGTATGACTTAGTTAGGGGTGCTGAAATGGTAATCCAAATGGGTGTCGCTATGGATATCGACCGCTGCTATGATATTATGCAGAAAGGTGGTGATTGGATTTTAGCTAATAACCCTAGCGCTTATATGACACTGATAGATTGATGGTATACATAGCATACGGAATACTAGTAGCTTATATACTAGGCGAGCAAATAGTAGAATCAAAAAGAAAATTTAAAGAATAATGACAGATTACATGGCGGTTGGAATAGCCGAGGGCTTTGAAGAAGCCGAGAACGAAGACCAAGTTATAGAAGCTTGGCAACATATTTACGACAAAAGACTACACCTTAACCTGCAAGGGTGGTTTGGTCGTACAATGGCAGACTTAATAGAAGCAGGGCATATAAATACTGATGTCAACTAGAGCAACAATAAGATTTGCTAAACGCGAAGAAGGTGTATCGTTTAACGAACACCCACATCAATGGAATGCGCAGTTTTACAGACACCACGATGGTTATCCTGAAGGGTTAGGTGTAGAAATTGCAGAATCGTTTACTAATTATCGTAAACTTTTAGATTGGGAGGTTGAACCTCTTGATTTAGTACATGGTGATATAGAGTATATGTATTATATATGGCAGTGTCATGGTAAAACAGAACCGTGGATTAGTATATTTAAAGATGAGAGCTTCTCTAAATGTATCTTCGTAGGTACACCAGATATGCTGTTGGATAGATTTGATGAAAGACATGAGATACCAAGATGCAATAGATGTGAATGCGGTGATATGGATCCCAATCTATGTGGTTCAGCTTGTATTCAAAACACAAACTAAATACGAATAAAGAAGGATAATAATGACATGATGAAATACAAACCAATGCTAGCATACCCTGTTAGCACAAAACCAGTAGACTATAATGAGAAAGTTTATATACAGCCTAAGCTTGACGGTGTTCGTTGCCTTATACAATATGATAAAGGTGTCGTAACAGCTTACTCCCGCACAGGTAAAGAGTGGAAAAACATTGAACATATCTTGTTTAATCTTCAACATTTCTTTACTTTAGAGCCAGATGTAGTGCTTGATGGCGAGCTTTACAACCATGATCTGCGTGATAACTTTGAGCAGATTGTATCTTGCGTGCGTAAGACTAAACCTACGACTATCCATAGACTAGAGTCATCTGGTCTTGTTCAGTTTCACTGCTATGATGTACCTAGTAATCCAAGTAGATTTGACGTGCGTAATGAGTGGATCAAGCTCAATGTACCTCGTAATTTTTGCATCAAACACGTTGAGACTCACGAGGTTCATGCGGAAAAGTATGCATTAGGCTTGCATAAGATATTCTTAAATAAAGGTTATGAAGGCTCTATATTGCGTCTTAACACTGAATACCAGTGTAAGCGTTCACATAGTCTTCGTAAATTCAAAGATTTCCACGATTCCGAGGCTATGATAGTCGACTGGGTTGAGGGTAAAGGCAAACGTAAAGGCACTATTGGTAAGTTTATGGCTATAGATTCTGAAGGTGTTAAGTTTGGTATGCCAGTTATGGATAACTTTAAATACCTACAAGATAACTTTACAAAAATGCAATGCTGGGTTGGCCAAATGGCTACGTTTACATACTTCGAGCGTACTAAAGCTAACAGCTACCGTCACCCATTGTTCAAATGTTTAAGAAATTATGAGTAAAAAAGAAGAAATGATGTACAAAAGCATCGCAGATCTAGCTAAAGCTATAGAAAAACTAGTTAAATTAATAGAAAAAAATGTCAGAACTTAACGAAGAAGATTACAAAATAAAAGGCAGTGGTGACTTATGGGAATGTGTGGAAGGGCTTGAGGCTATAGCACACTGGATGAGAGACTCATCATTTGATTATGAGCTCAGAGATTTGAAAAGACTGTTTGCTGAAACAATGAGATTGTACAATAACTATTTACATGAGAAGACTAATATATGATTTGTATTATGCTGACGAGATCAGTGTAGATATAGCTATAAAGCTATTAGATAAACTAGAGCAATCACGAGATAAAAGAAAATACTAGTATGATTAAAAATAAAATGGTAACAATGGCGGCGGAGTTGTATGATAAATTACACCAGCGTTTAGAATCTCAGGAAGAAACTATAGAACTCCTCACAGCTCAACTAAGAAACGAGCGATTAAAAAATGGTAACTTAGACGCATTAGTTAGAGCTAGCAAATTAAATTCCAATAAACAAGTAGAAGATTGAATAAAGAACTAATAGAACTAATTCACGAATTTAACTCAAACCTAATTAAGGAAGATAATTCTAAGAGAATTATTATTTGTACGTTAAAACCAGAGGGTATGACAATAGCCCCTAATAAGGATAAGTAACAGGCTAATGTCACAGTTTAAAATGAACATATAACACACTCATGTCCACGTACGAACGAAATTTAGACATATTAAATCGTAGAAGAATTATATATAAACGTGAACCTATAACAGACATACCTGATATAGAAAACTATATGTATATGTTCTTTGAAAACGGTACGTATCAATGCTATGATCTATTTAAGAGCACAGCTAAGATAACAACTTACAAGAGCCTTAAGTGGCATTTGTTAGTATTGTGGTATCTAAACCCTAAAATGAGTCAAGATGAATTCATGGATACCGCTTTAGAGATCTCATCTAAAACAAGTGGTTTTGTTAGTTTTAACATGCCACCAGATTTATTAAGAAAAATAGTATATGATGTCAGCATGCAAGAGCTCAAAGAGCCACCAAAGAATAAACTCAGAAAGGTTATTTTCAAGACTTTTTCTGGGCTTACCAAAGAAGAGAAACTACGTATTGTAGGACAACTAATAGGTAGATCAAATAAGACACATCCTGATGATATTTATCAGGTTATGATAGATATACATGACTTAGGCCAAAAGATTACAATTAAACGCATCTCTGATGCCTTAAATGTATCGTCTAGGACAATATATAGATACATGTGTGAAGATCTTAAGCGTGAAAAAGAATTATTAAATAAAGAATTATGATAGGTGCAACACTAGGATCACTAGTTGGTGGTATTATATGTTTCATAGGTATTATATTTGAAGAATGGTCCAGTAAATTGCCTGGAGCAGCTTCTTTAGCTATAATTTATTCCGGTATACTGATAAGATTAATACTAGGGGTATCTACCTCTATTGGTATTATAGTATTACTAGAAGATGTTAATGCAAAATGGTATTTAATATCATTTAGCATAATGATATGTATAATACACCCGGTAGTAATATATTTAAAACAAAAAAGAAAATGAGTAGACGAAAAAATGGAGTTAAAAAGGATTGGGTTGCAAAACTCGATGAGATTAACGCTATAGATAGAAAACTAAAGCGAAAAAAAGATAAAGAAGTATTAAGTAAACTAATGTCTCGAAGAAATATACTTAGAGACAAATTAAAAACCACATAATGAAGTGTTATAACGTACAGAATTATATCCGATATAAAAAGGATATAAAACAGTGGGTGAAACGAGTTGATTATTGTAGACCATGGGATGAAATGACTCGTGATGAACTCGTGGTATTATTTTTACCACTTGCTGAAAACTTAGCTCGTAAATTCTCTACTACACAACAAGCTAGTGGGGTTATGACTATCAACGATCTTATACAAGAAGGTAATTTAAATCTTATTGTAGCCGTTGATAAGATTGCGTGGAAAACTATATATGAAGCCGAAGATCCAGAGAAAAGGTTGAAGTCTTTTCTTTCAAAGCGAATCAAAGGTGGTATACGTAGAGCTATAGATATCAAGCGAGGTACCATGCGTATACCAGAGCATAAGATAAATGAGATACGTAAAGACGATCAAAATAGAGATCAGATAGAATTGTTCTTTAATTCCGTGTTTGCTAGTTTAGACGCTATGTTAGACGATGCTAATATATCGTTTGAGATACCCGAGAAAATAAGTAATTACAACCCGGATATGCTAACCTCTTATTTGTTGAGCTTACTTCATGTACATCTTACGGATCGTGAGGTTGATGTGGTAAGGTTCAGTTATGGTCTACACTGTGATAAGCTATCCGCTAAACAAATAGCCGATAAATTAAACATCAAAGGTGACAGCGCTTACGTGCGTGTTTCACAGTTAAAAAAGCAAGCAATAGACAAACTTACAGAGAGCGTAGATTACTCGCAAGTGATTGACTTCCTGTAGCTTACTCGTGTAAATATGATAAAAAACATGTAATTATATAAATACACATAAACCATAAACCCTATGAAGGAATTAAACTTAAAACTAGCTCTTGTCCAAACAGAGCTAAAAGCTAAAAAATCTAGCTACAATTCGTTTGGTAAATACTACTTCCGAAAATCGGAAGATATATTAGAAGCGATAAAACCGTTTCTTATCGAGCTTGGCGTAACGGTAACTATCCAAGAGAAGATGGTAGAGTTACAGCCAGTACCAATGCTCGAAACTACAGCAATTTTCACGGATGGAGAAGATTTAATCTCCGCAACAGCTATTGTAGGTGTAGACCTGAATCAAAAAGGTATGCAAACCTCTCAACAGTTTGGTGCCGCAAGTACTTACGGAAAGAAGTACGCGTTAGGTAATCTATTTCTAATAGACGACACTGAAGACGCAGACGCATCTAATAAACACGGGAAAGACTCAACAGTGCTAGACAAACTAAAAGCTTCAATGCCTAAGAAGCCAAAGATTACTGCTGATCAATTTGAAAAGGCAAAAGAATATTTACAAAATGGAGGAAAACTCACAGCGATTAAAACAAAGTATGCTCTCACTAAAAAGCAGGAAGAAGCATTAGAAGGTCATGAATAAACAAGAGATAATCGATCGACTAAGAGTTGATGAGGATTACTACGGTGATTTTGGTAACCAATACCTAAGCAATTCACATATAGGTAAACTGCTAAAAAACCCTATGGCGTTGTTCGATAAGACGCCAGATAATCCAAACTTTAAAGTCGGTGGATATTTTCACACAGCTATATTAGAACCTGAAAAACTTAAATCATTTAAGATCATAGAGGCAACAACTCGCAACACTAAAAAGTATAAAGAAATATCTGGTGGAGAGGTTTGCTTGTTACAACACGAAGTTGATATGATCGAAAAGATGGTAGAGAAAATGATGGCTAATGATATATGCAGGGACCTTATCCAACCAGCGTTGGGTGATGTCCAATATGAAGAACCAGGTATTGTTAGATTATATGACAATATGTGGAAAGGTAAGGCTGATATAATTAATCACGATGAAAAACTCGTTATTGATCTAAAGACTACAAGCGATATAGATAAATTTCGCTGGTCTGCGTCAAAGTTTAACTATGATAGCCAAGCTTATATTTACAGACACCTGTTTGAGTACGATATGTTATTTATAGCTATCGATAAAAATACCCATCAGATCGGTCTGTTTGACTGTTCGCCTAACTTCTATAAGTCAGGTAAGGAAAAAGTACAGAAAGCCAGTGAGCTGTACGACTTATTCTATAAGGATGAGAATTTTGATCACAGGCAACATTTAACTACAACAACCCTATAAACCAAAAACCATGGGAAGAACAACAAAAAAGACCTGTGATGTAACAGGCATTACAACAAGTTCTAGAAACTTTTATTCAAAGCAGTCTCACCTTAAGCCAGTCGATAACTTAAGGCGTAGCACCGGAGCTACTAAAGAGCAAATGAGACATATGTTTAACCAACTAAGTACAGTAAAATAATGGCTAGTATTATAAAAGCAAGTATCAACCTAAGCAACGTGCCCAAGGACAAAATTATAACTGGTAAGAAAGGTAAATACCTACCTATCACGATCACCGTAAACGATGATCTAGATCAGTTTGGTAACCAAGGGCCTATTTGTGTTGATCAAAGTAAGGAGGAACGAGAGTCTAAAGAAGCTAAGACTTACTTAGGTAACGTCAAGGTTGTATGGACCAACGGTGAGAACGTTGATGCTGCTCCTCGAGATGCAGCTACGACACCACCTCCACAAGCGCAAACTAAAACCGAAGAGGTAGACCTGCCATTCTAAATGAGTACGGAAGAGATCAATGGATTCTTGATTGACAAGTTCAATCAACATAGCCTAGAGGAAGGCGCGACGCAGGGGATTTGTCCCCTGTGTTCGTCTTCTAGGCAACCTAAAAATCAAAAGGCCAAATGCGCGTCTTATGATTGGGAACGTGGTCTTGGTACTTGTCACAACTGTGACACCAGCTTTCAAATGCATACTTACCAGCGTAAAGGCGCTAGTGAAAAGGTTTATGTAAGACCTTCAGCTATCGAACGACCAAAGGATAATCCTATGGACGTGGTTAAGATGAACAAGAAAGTTGTTCAATGGTTTAAAACAAGAGGCATATCACCACAAACCTTACTAGACTTAAATGTCACAGAAGGTTCTGAGTGGATGCCTCAGACAGGTAAGAACGAGAATACTATACAGTTTAATTACTTCATAGGAGATCAGTTAATCAATATTAAGTATAGAGATGGTAGAAAGAATTTTAAGCTCTTTAAAGGAGCTGAAAAGGTTTTTTATAACATAAACTCTATCATTGGTTATGACTCTTGTATTATAACTGAAGGTGAAATGGACGTGCTTGCTCTACATGAAGCGGGTATTAAAAATGTTATTTCCGTGCCTAACGGAGCTACATTAAATTCAAACAACCTAGATTATTTAGATAACTGTATAGACTACCTAGAAGATAAGACTAAGATTATTTTAGCAGTAGACACTGATGAAGCTGGACAAGCTCTTAAGCAAGAGTTTATCCGACGCCTCGGAGCCGAGAGCTGCTACTTAGTTGATTTTGAGGATTGCAAAGACGCAAACGAGTATTTACTAAAACATGGTAGTGACGCGTTGAAAGATGCTATACACGCATCAAAGCAAGTGCCATTAGAAGGAGTTTCAACATTATACGATATAGAAGATGAACTTAAGGATTTCGTGCAAAACGGTTTTAAACCAGGGTTTCAAGTTGGTTTACCTAATTTTGATAAAATATTTAGTACATATACCGGTCAGTTTATTACTGTTACTGGTATTCCGTCTTCTGGAAAATCGGATTTTGTGGACCAGATGGTGGTTGGCTACAATAATAACTATGGATGGAAAACTGCATTCGCGTCTCCAGAGAACCACCCAACGTATCTCCACGCTCATAAGCTGATGCGTAAGACATGGCAGGATATGCCATTGCCTAGCGATATCGGTGGAAATAAATGGAACAGTGTGGCTGATCATGTTAATGATAACTACTTCTTTATTGATATGGACAGGTATACTCTTGAGTCTGTATTACGCAAAGGAGCTGAGCTTGTAAAACGTAAAGGTATTAAATGTTTAGTTATTGATCCGTTTAATAAGGTTAGAGATGTCGACTGTAAGACAGAAGATGTTAACCGATATACGATGGAGTATTTAACAAAGATAGAAATCTTTGCTAAGAAGTATGACGTGTTAGTGTTTATCGTAGCTCACCCTACTAAAATGTACAAAGGTCAAGATGGAAAGATTGAAGAACCTACAATGTACAACATTAAAGGTGGTGGTGAATGGTACGATGCTAGCTACCACGGTTTACTTGTACATCGCGACTACGAGGCTAAAACAGTTAAGTGTAAAGTTCTTAAAGTTAAGTTTCAAAACTTAGGTGAAAACGGAGCTGAAGCGTATTTTAAGTGGGAACCTCGATCAGGTAGTTTTATGCCTGAGATAACCGAGGGAGTTGAAGATGAAGCTATGCCATGGGAAAGTTAAATAAGCTTTTAGCTTTTCATCAGCCAGGTAAAACATCTAAAGGTGGTAGAAATGCCGGTAGTATACCGTACACATTTGATGATATGAAACGCGTTGGTTGGTGTTTAGATAACAACATACGCGTCTGCGTTATACCTAATTGGAAGACTGCTAAAATGTGGATGGTTCAAATAACTGTAAAAGGAGCTATTAGAACTGACCCCGTTGACTACACTGATGAACAAGCTTTAATTAAGATGTACGAATATTATAAATACTATTATGACAAATACAATGAAGACTAGATTTTACAATGCGGACTCAGCTTTTAGTTATTTCTTAAACGAAATCAGATGTAATGGTATAGAGTTTGGTGATACTAAAGCTTTGTTTAACGTAGGCTTTACTATGGAACACCCCACTGATATGATAATACTAAACGGTGAACGACAATGGAGTAGAGAATATGCTGATGCTGAATGGCGATGGTATCTATCAGGTGACCCTAGCATAGATAAATTAGGTGATATATACGGTAAAATACCACCAATATGGGAGCGTATGGCAGACGCCAACCGAGAGGTTAACTCTAATTACGGATATCAGTGGAATAGAGGTAATCAACTTGAGAAAGTTATAGACAAGCTGTCTGATCCAAATACTAGACAAGCAGCTATATCTATATATGATGCTAAGGAAATGTGGTTGTATAACCATGATACACCGTGTACATACGCCGTGCAGTTTACAATACTTAATAACAAGCTTAACATGGCTGTAGTTATGAGGTCAAACGATTTATGGTTTGGTTTCTGTAACGATCAGTACTGTTTCGCTAGCTTACAGGTGTTAGTAGCACGTGAACTCGGTATTGAATGTGGTGAGTATTACCATTACGCACACAATTTACACTTATATAATAACAAGATATGACATATTGCATATACCACATACCAGGTAAAAAAATCGGTGTAACGAATGATGTAACAAATAGGCTTATAAACGAGCAGGGTTATTCCGAAGACGAATTTGAGATTTTGGAGATGTCTGAAAGCTTTAATTACATCTCTACTAGAGAAGTTGAACTTCAAGAGAAATTCGGATATAGAATGGAATCAGTACTATACAAAGACCAACAAGCTAATAAAAATAACAATATAATACAATTAAAGAAAATGGATATAAATGTAACAGACCAGACAACCACCTTCCCGTGTCCGGTTAATAAACTTAAGGGTAGGCTTATGGATGAGATAGGTATGACGTGGACGACTAATGATGGAGATTGCGTTATAAATACCAAAACTATAAAATATATAATGAAACACGTTCAACCATCTCAGTACACCAAAGAAAGATGCTTTGTGTATAATAAAGCCCTTGTTAGGGAGACAAACCCTATAACAGTAGGTAGTTTAGCCACAGACTCCAGGAAGTTTACATCTGAAAGGTTCGAGTTAATAAGAGCTTGGGCTAAAGAACGTGGTTTATATAGCAAAGGTGACACTAAAACTCAATATCTAAAACTCATGGAAGAAGCCGGAGAGCTTGGTAGAGCTATATTAAAGGAAGATAACGATGAGTTTATTGACGCAATAGGTGACATGGTCGTAGTACTCACAAACTTAGCTGAATTAGGTGGTACTTCGATTGAGCATTGCACTGATGTGGCTTACGAAGTTATTAGTAGACGCACGGGTAGAATGGTCAACGGAACATTTGTAAAAGACACCGCAACTCAGTTACACTATGAGCGATAGAGAAATAATGAATGCTAAAACAGCCGATTGGACTAGGAAGCTAGTAACATTTCGAGATCCAGTAGTTGAGAACGTATGTGATAAGTTTATACAACGATCTGATATAGGTTTTAAAAAGTATGGTAGAACGTTGCATACAGAACGTACAGGTAAGCATAAAGATTTAGCTGGCTATCTCAACGATGTACAAGAAGAGCTTATGGATGCAATATTGTATATCCAAGCTGCACGCGAAGAATTAGAAGATAATGGGTCGTAAAACAACTCAGAAAACTAAACGTAGAAAACGAGGTCCAGTGAGGTCTAAGAAGGTGGTGTATGACGGCATCACCTTCGCCTCTGGTCTTGAAAGGTACATGTGGCAAGCTCTTAAAAAATCTAAGATTAAAACCACATACGAAAGCGAGAGCTTTACGCTACAAGAAGGTTTTACGTGTAACTTGTTATGTTATGAGCGTCAAAGTAACGGTAAAGGAGACATGGTAAATCGAGGTCAAAAGAAAATACTACCTATAAAATATACACCTGATTTTTTCGGTGATGGTTTTATAATAGAAACAAAAGGTAGAGCCAATGAGAGTTTTCCTATGAGATGGAAAATGTTTAAAAAACTCATTAACTCTGAAAGACCGCATGTGACTTTATATAAACCCCAAAATCAAAAGGAATGTGATAAGGTGGTTGAATTAATATTAAATAAAAGAAAACAATGCAAAAATGGGAATTAAGTTTTGGGTTTTACCCAGGTATATTAATAGGTTTCAGGACCTATGAACAAGAGGATAGGAATAACCATGTGTTTTATCTACCTTTTATGGATATGTGTTTAACAGTTTTAAAAGATACAAATGAGTCAGATTGATAAAGATATACTCTCGGATATTACGGTACACATGAAGTACGCTAAGTACATACCTGAATTAAATAGACGAGAGACGTGGAAAGAGTTAGTCATGCGGAATGAGGAGATGCATATAAAAAAGTATCCTCAATTAAAAGAAGAAATAAATAAAGCATATGAACTTGTATATAGTAAAAAGGTTTTACCATCAATGCGATCTCTCCAGTTTAGCGGTAAACCTATTGAGATCTCTCCGAACCGTTTGTACAATTGTAGTTATCTACCCATTGATCATATTGACAGCTTTAGTGAGACTATGTTCTTACTGCTTTCAGGCTGCGGGGTGGGTTATTCTGTCCAACAGCACCACGTTCGAAGACTACCTCACGTCACTAAACCCTTTGAAAAAAGATACAGGAGGTTTGTAATAGGTGACTCTATAGAAGGTTGGGCTGATGCGGTTAAAGTTCTCATGGAGTCTTATCTTGGTGGTAGGAAAAAGTCTGCTGTAAAGTTTGATTACTCAGACATACGACCTAAAGGTGCTAGGCTTGTAACGTCGGGAGGTAAAGCACCTGGTCCTCAACCCCTTAAAGAGTGTTTAATAAAAGTTCAAGGTATATTAGATGATAAAAATGATGGAGATAATCTCACGTCTCTTAACGTACATGATATCGTTTGTCATATTGCTGACGCTGTCCTTGCTGGGGGTATCCGGCGCGCTGCCCTTATATCACTATTTAGTGCATATGATGAGGAAATGATTTCTTGTAAAGCCGGTAACTGGTGGGAGCTAAATCCTCAGCGTGGTAGAGCTAACAACTCAGCTGTTCTTATGAGACATAAGATAACTAAAAAGTTTTTTATGGACTTGTGGAAACGTGTTGAAGCCTCGGGTGCTGGTGAACCTGGTATATACTTTAACAACGATAAAGATTGGGGAACTAATCCATGTTGTGAGATAGCTCTAAGGCCATATCAGTTCTGTAACCTGTGTGAGGTTAATGTGTCGGATATAGAATCACAAAGTGATTATGAAGATAGAGTTAGAGTAGCATCCTTTATAGGTACGTTACAAGCTGGATACACTGATTTTCATTACTTGAGAGAGGTTTGGAGGGAAACGACTGAGAAAGATGCTCTCATTGGTGTATCTATGACAGGTATAGGTAGTGGAACAATCTTAAACTATGACATGTCTGTTGGAGCCGAGATTGTTAAAGATGAAAACGCTAGAGTGGCTAAGATCATAGGTGTTAAAAAAGCTGCGCGTACGACATGCGTTAAACCCGCAGGGACGACGTCTCTGGTACTCGGAACATCTTCGGGTATTCATGCGTGGCATCACAAACAATACATCCGTAGATTACGCGTAGGGAAGAATGAGGCTATATATGATTATCTAAAAGTTAATCACCCTGAAATAGTCGAAGACGATTACTTTAGATCTCATGATACAGCTGTAATAAGTATTCCGCAACAAGCTCCAAAGGGTTCTATATTAAGAACTGAATCTCCTATGGACTTGTTGGAGAGAGTTAAGAAGGTTGCTACAGAATGGGTTGGCAATGGACATAGGAAAGGTTCTAACTCTCATAATGTTTCAGCTACAATATCTATCAAAGATGATATGTGGGATGAGGTAGGTGAGTGGATGTGGAAAAACAAAGACCATTACAATGGTTTATCTGTTTTACCTCATAATGGAGGTACTTATAAACAAGCTCCGTTTGAGGATATTACAAAAGCTAAATACGAAGAGTTAGTAAAATCTTTAAACGAGATAGATCTGACTAAAGTTATAGAGCTAGATGATAACACGGACTTATCCGGAGAACTAGCTTGCGTAGGTGGGGCGTGTGAAGTAATATAAACTTAACCACTTAAAACAAAGAAGGGGATAGCCATTACGGTTATCCCCTTTTTTTATATAACTTTGTATTTAGTTTTCCCCTTATCTTTATAAGCCTTCAAACACCTTTGCCTATTCTCCTCTTCATTCACATAGCTCACATGAACCCAAGCTGGATTATCATCATCTCCAAACTCCCATATTATCTGATCGTAATTAAGGTGATATCTTATATACTTAAACATTTCTGCGTTTAAGTTTGTGAATTTACCTCCAAAAGTGTCATCTATATCTATAGCGAGCCCGTGACAATGCTGAGACTTCTTACTACCTCCAATAGCTATATTAAGTTCAGGTGATCTGTAGAAGCTATTTATTTTTATCGGTCCTCCAACCCATTTCCTTAGTGGTTCAAAAACCTTTTCCGCGAGAACCTTCATGTTCTCTAATTGATCTATGTCAGGTATATTTTCTATACCTCTACGTAACGCCGTGTTACTTCGAGTAGCCTCTCTGTAACTAATGTGTTCACTTATATTATCCATTATTTTATAATTATTGAAAGCGGAGTACTAACGCTTAGACTACCACCGTTAGTAGTTATTATTTTTAACCCCAAAACAGAGTTATCAAAACTAATACCTTCATTTAGCAGGAGTGTAGTTTTGCTAGGTATATTTGTAACCGCTATATAAGCGTTATCATTTGCCGAGGCTGGTCTTTCCTCATAAAGGTGTAAGTTCACATCTACAGCTGCAGCGCTAGAATTTGTAAGCCTTATAGAAGCTATAGACCCGTTTGATCCACCAACCGGTATCAATGTCGTTGTCTTGTTCTCAGCTATATTATATAATCTTCTTTGCATCTTAATCTACTGTATTTATTTTACCTATATTTGCTGTAGTTACAGTATTAACTTTACCTATGCTAGATGCGGCTACAGTATTTACCTCGTGTCCGTATCCAGCGCTCGCCACTGTGTACTCTATATATGGATCAAAAGTCGTACCTGTGTTATCGGTGTAATATGCGCCAGAGCTTATGTCACCGTTAGCGCTAGGGGCTATATTACGCCAGTCATACCCATAATTTACAAAGCAGAGTACAACGTAGTTGTCGTCCCGCATATCATCCTCTAAAGCGGTTGTACCGGTGAGTTCATTCCAGTCATCTTTATCCCAATGCCCTTGGGTTTCAAGTCCAGTAGCGTAAGCCGTGGTGCCGCTCATACTACTACCCGCTGAGTACCCGTTTATAGCGTCGAAATCAGTTACCACTAAACTACCAAGTGGACTAGTACCAGTGAACGCTCCAGATGCTTTTACGGCTCTAACACCACCATCCTCCTTAGTTTTCCCGTGTACCATCACTTTTAAACCACTAACTGTACCCGTTATACTAGAGGTATCAAACCGTAAAAAAGATCTATACACTCGGTATGTAGTACCGCCTCTACCCCCGAACCTAGCGACAGCGGCGAAGTATAAGTTGCTACTTTCACTAGTCTCTACAGAGGCTTGAACAGCATAACTGGCATCATAAGTGCCGTCAGCGTCTCTTGCCGCAGCCCAGGTTGAAGCGGTAGGACCAATTATCCTCCCATCATATGCACTCGCGTATAGGATAGCCATTAGAATTGCTTTTTAGGTAGATAATATGTATTCGCTTTAAAATATATATTATCAACGGGTTCAACTCTAATAGCCTGATAAACAGTTCCATCTGTGTGAAATATGTCATCTACATCTGTGAGACTATTCCACCAAGTGACCCTTGTACCAGACTTAGTTAAGTTTGGTAATACACTCGTAAAGTCGTCTAAATTATCGTCAGCCCAGGTGTCGTAAAATATTCCATCGTATGTAGATAGTGAATCCCTCACGTCGTACCAATCTCCTTCCACTATAGTTACATTGGGTTTATCTTCAGCCCAAGCTTTAGCTTTCTCTATCATCTGAGGATGATTCTCTACTATAGTATGAGACGATATAGAATTAGCTTGAATGTACCCCGCGGATATTCCCATACCAAAACCTATCTCTAATATATCTCCACCTCCTTCACATATGTAATCTGCTGAGGCTTTCATTATAGAATCCTCCCAAGACATCATAACTTGAAACTCGGTGTCTTGCTCTACATAATAAACCTTATCAGATTCAAATGTCAATGTTTGATCTACATACTTCATTATGCGGTTACTTCTACGAACGTGTTGTCCGGGTTAAACCAAATTTGTCCATTAGACGCATCTAAACAGTACCCGATAACCCTAACTACGTTGTTGTTTCCTGTCGGTGCGGTTGCTGTTGCTTGACCAGTTACCGTAGAAAGATAAAGAACATCTCCAATAGCTCCTGGATCGTGATTTAAGGTAACCATTCCTTTTAGTAGCATTCCATTAACGTTTGATGCACCACCTAGAGCTACCGCTAATAACCCGTCAGAGCTATCAGCTGTGGCTGGGTCTGCTATTTCCCACGTAGCACCATCAGTGTAATGGTATATTCTTCCGGTGGTAAGCCCAGTTGCACTACCAAAGTAAACTACATCACCTTCGTATTCCCCAACGCTAGCACTTGGTTTAGTAAATGTTCTGTTAAAATTAAAATCACCATTTGTATCTATTTTAGCAGCCACCGTGTTATTCTGAGTAAAAAGAACATTGTTATCTCCACTACAATCAAGAATAAAGTCACCGTCTACGCTTCCAGATACAACGTTATCAGTTGAATCTGCTATAGCGACAGTAACGGTATTCGCGTCATTTCTAAGACGTAATTGAGGGGTTATTTCATCATCAGCTCCAATAATCAACCTATCGCTATCAAAAGTAAGATTCGCTTCAGATGTTAAAGCCCCAGTTCCATTACCTGTTAATATTTCATTAGTACCTACGGTTGATAAACCTGTACCACCGTGAGCTACCCCAAGGTCAGGACTTAAATCTAAAGCGTTAAGAAATTTTGGCATTGTATTATATTAAATTATTGTCTTACTAGCATTTAGTTACTAAAGCAAGGTAATCGCCTAAATCAACATCTGTTGCGAAAGTTACCCGAATAGTTTCGTTAGATGGTCTTGTAACATCTGCAAAAACTGTTGCGTAGTCAGATACTTGTACTACTTCTACTTTATAATTTCTGCTAGCACCCATACCGTGTGTTATAGTAAAGTAACTACTAGCTGCACCGTTGTTTTCTGAAGATACATTATTCCCAGCACTTTCAGCGTCGTTTAAAGTAAAAGTTTTAGCTAAAGCAGCGTTAAAACCATTACCTGTTATCGTTCCGTCTATATCAATGTTTCCTGATACGTCTAATGACGTGAACGTGCCAACACCAAAGTTAGCGTTCATTCTTGTACCACTAAATACTTCTGCGGTGTTGGTTGCAGCGGTATATCCGGTGAACTCAGTCGCACTATCGTCCCAACCAAAGAAACCTCGTAAAGCTGAAGAGCCATCATGATATCTGAACTCAATACCTCTGTCTTTGTTATCATCAGATGCAGGCGCTGAATCTCCACCTAATGTAAATATAGGGTCGTCTATGGTTACTGTAGTAGAGTTAACCGTTGTAGTAGTACCAGATACCGTTAAATCACCTGTCACGGTTAAGTTGTCACCAATTGTAACCTCTGAGGTGCTATTACCGATAGTAACAGCAACGCCGGGATTCGCGGTAGCAAGACTGAGCGTACCACCCGAATCAATACTAGCCACTCCTTGTGTGTCTATATCTAATATACCAGCGTCGATATCTAGTATTGAACCTGCGTGTGCGTTTGCATCAATCAGTATTGCTTGCCCAGCTTCATAAGCGGAGTGTAAAGTGATTAGACCATCTGCAGTAGCAGTTGTTAGCGTAATATCATCAGACGCGTCCATGGTAATATTATCACCAGCGTTTATATCAATACTACCAACATCTGAAGTTAACTCTATTGACCCAGCCCCGGTACCTTGGTCTGCGTGAACTTTAATCGTTTCAGTAGTACCTCCATTAGCATGAAGATATATAGCATTAGCGCCATCTTCTGTAGCCGCTACGTTTACTTTACCTCCTGTTGCTGTAATATCTATATCTAGACCTGAACCTGCTGATGTCATGTCTATACCACCTGCTGAAGTAATTTGTAGGGCGTCGGCATCTGTTCCGTCCGCGTCAATGATTAAAGAATCATTACCCGCAGCTAACGTAAGACCGCCAGCTACCGCATCTATTTTGATAGCGTTATCCGCGGTACCTTCGGCGTTTGTTATATCTATCCTCTCACTACCAGGTGTACCGTGTGGTGTGAGAACTATTTGTGTAGCACCAGCAGGTCCTATCTTTAACGTTTTTCCATCTATTAAATTTGGTGCAATTAGCATACTACCTGCTGTTGCGTCGATCTTCACAGCATCTGCACCTGTACCAGCCGCTGTGATTATAATAGACGAATCATGTGCACCTATTTGTGCAATAGTTAAATCTTCTCCATCAGTTGATGATGTAACTGAGAGATTCACATCATCAGTACCATCAATAGAGATTGTAGTTCCGTCTATAGTTACACCTGTTCCCGCGTTGATGTCTATGTTTGCAGCAGAAGTAATATCAACTTCACCTGAATTACTAGATTGTATAGAGACTCCTGTGTGACCATCAAGTATAATCCCTGCTGCTTCTGCGTCTATAGTAATAGCTCCTGCTTCCGTTTTCCAAGTTGAAGCTCCACCACCTGTTATGTTAACTGGGGTACCAGCTATCGTGGCCCCTGTAGTTCCATCATGAGATATAGTAAAGTCGTCATTCACTCCCATCTTGAAGACCGAACTGTCAGAGTATAACGATAAATTTTTCCCGATACCTACGTGAGCACCTGTAACTACATCTTTCGCAACTGATAAACCACCGACAGTTTGTAACGATCCATTTGCAGTAGTCGTAGCGTCTGTGGCATCATTTACAATAATCTTACCAGACGTAGTAACCGTAGCCGCGTTTATAGCACCTGTAGCAGTTAAACCAGTTGTGGTTAATAAACCCGTTTCAGGGCGATAATGAAACAGAGTGTTCATCTCAAGCCCGTAGTTACCCGCGGTAGTTTCTCCATCTGCTACAAATGGTATTAAGTTGTTTTCTTGTTCATTCACGTTCACCGTAAACGAAATAGTAGATGAGTTTAATAACGATATCCAAGAGCTTCCATTGTAAAAATATGGCCTTTTATCACCCCCTGTAGAGTCGTAGTATATTTGACCCTCTGTAGGAGTGCCTGGAGGAGAGCCTTGAGGATGTATTACAACGTTCTGAAGCTCGTTTTTATTTAGGTTTATATTATTTAAAAAATCTATTGCCATATTTTCTTTTTTAATTCAGGTACGCCGTGCCGCTAAACGCCGCTGTAAAATTTATCGTCAACGCGTTGTTACTTGTATAAGTTACTTTACCCAATACAACGTTGTTGCTAGAGTCAATAACTGTCACTGAGGGAAACTTCCCTAGACTATGAGTTATAGACCAAGTGGAAGCAGCGGGAGTCTCATTGTGTGTATATGTAGCCACCGTGTTGTATGTAACAGCCGCATCGGACCATTGTGTGGCGGTCCCTGTTGAAGTTAGTATATCTCCAGAAGACCCAGAAGATCCAGTTGAGTCTACAACCTTAGCGCTAACATATATATCGTTTCTAAAGCGACTTATGTAATCAAATATATGTTGGCCTATCCACTTCATTATTTGATAATCTTCTTTGTGATTATTCGGTTGTTGTATATTATACGTATCGTATATATCCCTGGGGTCCATAGAGACGCGTCTAAGACGTTTGTATTTATTTCTGATATGATAAGACGTCCCGTAGAATCGAATACGTCTAGATCAATGTTTTTGTTTATGTTTAATATATCTCCAACTGGATTAGGGTACAGTACTAGGTCATCTCCAGCCAATATAGATTCTATACCTGTAACTTGACAATAATCAAATGTCTCTTGACATACAGCATCCCATTCTTCTTCACAGCAATATGAATCAACTTCAATAACCCAAGCGAAACATAAATCGTTGAGCCAATAACCATCTCCATATGGCTCACCTAGACCTGTGACACACCCTACCGCTTCATAGAGGCAGGCTTCCGGATCAGGTATATTAACCGCCGTGTCATAGTTGTAAGCTTCGGGGTCCGCGCAACCCTCCAAGACTTCAATACAAGAGCCGTTGTCAGAGTTAGCCAGCGGATCATAATTAAAGGCATCACTATTAGTACAACCGTAAACGTAAGGAATACAGCCACCATTTTCTGTGTTAGCTTCTGGATCATAGTTATATTGGGTTGGGTCCGTACAACCAAATATAAACGGTTCACAATCACCTGCATCAGTCGCTAGAACATTATAATTAAATGCAGTTGGATCCATACATCCAACTATCTCGAGTTCATCACATACATCATCCCCATCACCATCATTATTACACTCGTTATCACAATCGTAATACTGCACAGAATAAAAACAACCTTCATCTACATTAGCTTCGTCATTGTAATTACAAGCTTCATCATCTGTACAACCCGCAACAGGTAGTATACAGTAATCAGAGCAAGTGGGTGTACCGGTATATATATAAGGGAACTTCTTTAAAGGATCTGTCCAAGGGTTAGTTCCACTTTCTAATACCACTCCATTAGGTCCCTCAACTCTAAACCCACACTGAGCGGCTGTCGTCTCCGCGTTACCACCCGTGAAAAAATAAACGCTTATCTCTTCATTAGAGTTTAAAGTTAAACCAAACTCTTCTTCATAACCATCATTAGGACCCATTTGATATGGTCCATATAAATTATCACCTTGTTTCAATCCCAACCAACTACCAAACCAGCCATCCGCTCCACCGTCGGTAATCACTAGTGAGTAATCACACGATGGTTCAGTCTCTATAGTATTAGCAACAGGATCATAGTTCAACGCTTCTTCTTGTGTGCAACCTAAAACAACCTCGGTTAAGCAGCTATTGTCATCTATTATAGCTTCTGAATCATACTCTAGGTAATTTGAATCTGTACAACCTTGAGGTATTATTGGTATACAAGGTGGAACTACATAAGGTCCTGAAGATGCGGTGTCGAATTGTTCGACTCCACCTATAGCAAAAATATTATCACCACATAAAGTCGTGACATCAAAATATCCATCTATCCCTCCCCAACAAGTTCCACATAATCCATCTCCGTAAGAATCATATATACTAGCGATTAAGGTATCTCCTTCATTCGCACACACATATGTTGGTGTTGTTACACCCGCTGTATTGTATCCTCCACCTGATGCTATAATCTCGCCATTAGCGGTTATATCCCAGCTTGTTTCAGATGGATAGCTATCAGGTGTGATTAAAGCTATGATATTTGTTTGACCAGACTCACAAGGAGCAGGTGGGAATACACATGGCGCTTGATCATTAGCCCAAGGGTTAAAGTTTAAAGCTCCTGGATTCATACACCCAGCTACAGGTGGTTCACAGTCCACTAACTCGAAAAACGTGGTAGCTGAAGGACCGCTAAAATCATAATCAAATACTTCTAAACCACAAGAGTTAGTTAAGGAATACCATCCAGGTCCATAATCGCAACATATACCATCTCCAAAAGAATCATATATAGTAAAGTTATATTCACCGGAATTAAGAGGCACTACAACCTCTTGTAAAGCGTTGCTAGCATAAGCAGGGCTTGCGGCAACAACTTGTCCCGCTTGATATATCTCCCAAGATGTTTCGCCACCGTAATCATCGGTCTGCACAGATATCTTAACCCAACTACCTTGGCTAAAAATTGTTAATGGTAGTAAAAATAATGCTAATAAAAAATTTCTCATGTTAAAAATCGCTGTAAATTACTTCGTCGATAACCGCTTGTACTTCTTCCCTAGTAGCCTCTAGCTGCATCATGATATTAGCTTGAAACCTCTCCACTTCTTTTCCGTTAAAAACTATGATGGTGGGTACAACCACTATTCCGTAATCAGATTGGTACGTACCCTCGTCTATACTTACGTTCATAACCTCACAATCTGTTAGATCGCCGAGGTAATCTATACTATTACTTTGATTCCAACTAGCGTTAAATTGAACAACGCAAATATCGCTACCGCATAAATTTTGTCCGTAAGCAACACCACCTGTAAGCATGGTTAGCATTAGAAGTGCGTATGTTAATACTACACGTAAGTTGATTGTCTCTTCCATTATATTGTATTTTATTTTAAATCATCTATTTTTCTTTCTATATTATCTAGATCATCTTTGATCTCCTTAACATCTTCTTGAGTACTCATAATAGTCTGACGTACTAGTTGATCTTTCATATCAAACTCCATTCTTGATATTTCAGGAGGCAGTGGCTCTGGTAATTCTTTCGCTTCAGCTATATCTGCTTGAAGTACGAACCACATACTAATAATAGTGGCCATTCCAAAACCTATCCCAATGAGCGTTTTTACACTTACTCGAAACCCAGTGTCCTCGTTTAATTCTTTTGACATGTCTATTGATTATTATACTTAAAAGATTACATAGTTTACTCCACACTTAAAATTGTACCACTCCCTATTCCAGTACTTATTATACTTGCCTTCAGTGAATAACCCTAGGTGTTTATTTATTCTGTAACCTAATATAAGACCACCAGAATAATCAAGCCATTGACCACCAACTGAGTTGTGATACATAAATTCGTTTCCGTTATTATAATGGTACGGCATAGCGTTTCCCCATGCGTGTAACCAGAACTCGTCTGTGTAGTGATAGAAATCAAATCCAGCTACTACAGACAATTGAAGTAGGTTACTTAACTCATCTCGCTTCCTATCTACATAATCAGATATAACTACAGGTATAACTACAGCCTCCCAAACCTCTGAACTAACAGCAACACACCTCCCTGACGGCTCGCAATACTCAATCCCTCCTTGGTCGTCAAACTCCATAGTATAACCTTCCTGTAAAGCTAGATAAGTATAATGTAAATTTCCATTATCTAATAACCAATCAGCTAAAGGGTCGTATCCATATGGTTCAGACAGTCTCTGGGCTACGCCTAGGTTTAATGAAAACTTTTTACCTAATTTTAATCTATATCTTTCCGATGTTTCAAAGTAAGATATATCTGCAAACCCATCCTGCAGGTATTCACCTTTAACTATAACCTCATCTCCTACATATCTAAGGAAGTGGTTTTGATCAAGGAACTCTTGACCCATCTGCCTTTTGTATTTAGCTTCTGCTAGAAACTCTAAGCCGTTACGTTTACCTATGTTCGCTCCGTCAGACCAAGACTCTTCAGTTCCATCGTAGAAAACTTTAGCCCTGTTTTCATATCCAAACCTAGCGATCTTCCTTACGCCAAATGTAAACGCATAATCAAATGGTGTCTCTACAGTTTCGTTCTGCAAACCGCCATGAGTAACAGACCATACATCTTGATCAGCTATGGAGTTCCCTCCATTTACAGCTGTGTAAAACGTAGCAAACTTAAAAGCTTTAGCTAAACTCTGTCCAAAGCATAAAGAGCAGGACAGTATCATAGTTGTTAATAAAGTCAGTCGTGGTAGTAACATTTTCCAGATTTATTTGTTGTTTTCATTTTACACCTATCCCCACTTGTTTTAATATGGGAGCATTGAACTTTTTTATTATCAGCCCGTTGTTCTACCTCCTCGTGGATAGTACAGTATGTACCACCTCCTTCGACTTTCTTACCACAACGTTTACCTGATTTATTTACAGCGGCACAAGTTATATCTTCTTTCCCGTCTTCTCTTTCTTGCTTTTGATCTTCAATAAACCCTTGCTCTATAGCAGCTTCTTCTTCAGCTTTCTTAGCTGCTCTTTCTTGCTTCTTTACTTCCTTTCTCTCCTCTCGCTCCTCAGTTCTTATTTCTTTGACCTCATTTTTAGCCGTCATCACGTCTTGGTTCTTGATACCAAAACTCCACTTACTCCATCCAAGCAACATAGCAACACGTTTCCAAGTCTCATGATCTGAGTTCATAGCCTCGCTAATATTCTGATACTTGTTGTACAACCTATTTAAAGGTAAGTTTGTTACAGCTTCAACACCACTAGATACAGCGTCATAGATAGGATTATCTAAATCTGTTTTGCTCATGTGCTTGATAACATCATTGTTATACTCCCATGTTTTTAAGCCACTGTAAATCTTCCTAGCTTTAATACCTATTGGTGGGGATATATTTAAAGCCTCAATAACTACATTGCCCCAATCTGGATCTGTAAAGAATACGCCATCCTCCATCTTCTCATTCTCTTGAGCGAACTTCATGATAACGTTTTTAATCGTGGATATAGCGGCTCCAGCTATACCTGAACCACGTAATAACGTATCCATCATTCCATTTATAACCCTTTCTTTTTTCTTGTCTGTTAACTCATCCTCTTCGTCGTCACCAAATAATGCTGCAAACAATGCTTGTTGTAAACCGTAGAAGATCATGTTTTGAATAGCGCCATAGTAAACTATTCTAGACACGTTAGCTTTCGCGTCACCCCTACCGTTAACTAAATCCATAGCGGCTTTCTTTATAAGCCTGTTGTATTGCATAGGTGTGTTCTGGAAAGCTAATATAAACTTACCAAGAGGTGAAGCTTGTTGTTGAGATATCCTATCTTCTCTAGCTGATTGCTGCGTTTCCTCAGCGATCTCCATCATATCCTCAAAAGCCTTTGTTTCAGCTTCAGACTGAGATAAACCCTCTTTAGTGTATGTTTTAACCCTGTTACGGTACATCGTAGCGCCACCAGTTGCAATAGCTAAACTATCCGCTATCTGAGTTGGTGTAAAACCAAGTCGTAATAGATAAGCTGTAGCAGCTTTCATTTTGTTTTTCGAGTCCTTTATATCAGCTAGTAGCTCAGCCGCGTTGACATCTGTCTTTAAACCAGCTCTCCTTTGTTTTAGGAAAGGAGAGTTGAATATCATAGCCACGTCCTTCCAGTACTGTGGTTGATTGGCAAATGCCGCTGCAGCTTGCATCATGTTGTTATCACTCCAATTAATGAAGTTTACATTTGATATCATTTGTAGCACAGCGGATCTAGCATTAAAGAACATAGTTGTACCTATAGACCCATGTATCCAGCTAGTGAAGTTGTTTAATAACCTTCCAGCTCCACGAGATTTATTACCTCCATGTTCCATCCTATATAAGATGTCTTCTAAGGCTTCCCTAAAGTTAGAACCGTATACAGCTTCAATCTTATTCATGTTAGCTTCGTTGAAAATAACGTCAACGTTATCTTTCCACTGTTGCAGGAACACGGATCTAGCATCTTTAAATGCATCTGTCATATCAGAAGCTATGGTACCACCTAACCAGTGTTCACCTGGTTGAGTTAAACCTCCTGGCATATTGCCTATAGAGCTCACACCATCAGCAAACGCTTTTAACTGAGGATCTGCTTCAATTTCTCTTATCAAATCAGCTTTATCTGTCTCCGTTAAACCCGGTATGTCAAACCCAGCTCTATTCCAGTTGTAAACCCTTATAGCATCACCATGCGTATACTCCGTGTTACCAATTTTATTAGTTAGTTTTTTGGTAACTTCAGGCATAGCTTTTCTAATCCTCTTTAAGTCATTTGCCACAGCTTGTTTAACCATGTTGAGGTTTCTTATACCTTTAGAGAAGGGATCAAATAAATTCTCTTTAAACCACTTATGATGCCTATCACCGGTTTTACCTTTACCCATAAATGCATACATCAAACCCGCAAAGTCATCTGCTGAAGGTGGAATAAAGAATTTAAACTTGCCTTTGTTCTTACCCCTCTTCCTAGCTTTAGCTGGTGAAAATCTTTTTACACGGCTAACGCCCTTGCTTTCTTCTAGTATAATGTTAAGATCAGAATCTAAATCAGCAGCTCCCTCGTCGATAATATTATCCATCTCTTGAGGAGCTCGTCTACTAAACTCTACCTTTGCTTGTTGAACTTTACCTTTAACGTCAAATGCGTCTAGCATGTTCTTAACCGCCTCTACATTTTGTATAGCATCATCTGCAAAATAGAAGTCGTTATAGCCTTCACCTATTTTTTCTGCTATCCAATTAGCTTTAGCTGACGCCTCTGATTTGCCTAAACCAGTTATGTTTTCAATAGGTATGTTTAAACCTTGGGCGTCTAAGAACTGCTTGATAGCTTCAGCTGATTCAGGTGACCTAGCTGTAAGGATAAACATGTTATCTGTTCCAAACTTATCAGCAAGCTTCATAGCCTTATTAAACAATGGCGCTATTTTACCGTCAACAACTTTATTAAATTCAGAGAAGTCAAACTCAACTCCTTCAGCTAGTAAATCTTTACCAGCTTTAGCGAACTGCTCAGCGTTCAGTACACCTTGAATTACTTTAACCTCACGTGGATTTGATACAAGACCACCGCTTCTAGCTTGGTGTCTGGTTTTCTTTAAGAATTCCTTGAAATCCATCTTAGGGTCCACAACACTCCCGCTACCCATAGGTTTACCATCTACATCTAACACTTTGATCAACCCGTAACCTCTACCGCGCGTACTCTCGTCTCTATTGAGCCACATTACTCTAGTGCCTTCCGGACCAGTTAGCGTAGCGTAGAAATCCTCTGGATTCAACTCGAAGTTTAAACCCTTAGCGCTGGGTGTTGTAAACCAAACGTTAGATTTTGTTGTAGCTAATGTATCATCAAAATCCAATACAGATATACCTTTAGGTTTAGCAGACTTCTTAGAAAACATACCTTCAGTTTGAAGTGGTATATCGTATTGTTGTGGACCAGGTGAGTTGATCTCAGTAACCTCCATGTTTATCGGTCCAACACCACCTCGTCGTCTAGTATTTAATCTACCAGTAATACCTAGTGAATCTAAAACCCCTACATTATCTCTACCTCTAAAGTCTTTATTTCTATGTTGAATCCAACCATTTAAAGCATTGAACAAAGCCGAGTCTGCAATACTTTCACTTTTAATAAGGCTTATGTTTCCGTCTGAACCTACTTTAATATCGAAACTAACAGGTTGATTTTTTACCATGTTAAACTCACTTCGATCCGAGCCAACGGTAGCTTGTATCGTTACAGTAGATCCAGATAATGTGGCTTTATTTAAACTACCTAAGAACCCACCTTCAACGTCTATTTTAGTTTTAAATTTTCCTAGTTTCCCCGTCACCTTAATTCCGGTGGTAGACGGGATAGCGCGTTTAGAAAAACTAATGTTACCCCATACACCTTGAAGGATTTTATCATTCTGCAAGTTCTTACCCTCAGCAAGCGCGTCATTCATAGCAACCCACTCTCTACCCACGAACTCTTTATTAGTATCTATTTTAGCGGGGTCAATACTTCTAAGAGGCCTAATACGAGTATCACGGATAGCTTCTAAAGAGTATTGCCTACTATCACCTCTCGTCATACTTGGCGAGGTGAATTTATGCCCAGCGTCTGTTTGAGCGTTATCCATATCTTTACTAAGAACCCCAGTCTTATAAGGTCTGTAAGGTCCACCGCCCTCAAATATACGCATGTCAAGCTCACCATTGGTTAGGTAAGAGTGTATAATTTCTCCAATAGTTTCTTCTTGAGGTTTTAAATGCTCAAATTCAGTAATAGATCCGATACTAGCTTTACCTTTGTTTGCGACTATATCTTCAACACCTTCCATAAAATACTCAAACATAGCAGCTCTCCTCATAGGCGCTTGCATACTAGAGCCAAGGCTAGTTAAAGTCATAGCAAAATTAGCGTAATCGTCTTTAGAATTAAGTTTAGCGTATAAAGTGTCTAGCATTAATTTAACAACAACTCGCGCGTCCTCAGCTTGCTTCTTACCGTTTTCAAAAACTTTTGAATTAGGATCTTTAGCTAATCTTAATCTAGCTTCTGACGTTTCAGGTATTAACGTAGTGTCTAAAGTAACCCCGTCTAACGTGTAACCTCTTCCAGCTTTTTGTATATTACCTAAGCCAATTGTGTTAAGTATATTGATAAAATCAGGCATACCTTGACAACATTGTTTTCTGTTTTTCTTAGGTATTTTGTTACCTTTGCTATCAAGCTTAAGATCTCCAACTTTAGGCTCTAGAGCCAAACGGGCTTTAAGTCTTGCTGTGCTAAGTTTTGCTTGGTAAGACCGATATTCTTTTTCATACTTAAATTTACCACCATCTTCGTAAGATCTTACTGGCACTGGACCCAACGCAGCTATTTGTGCTTTAGTTAGAAGGTTTCTTCTATTAGCAAATAATTTATCGCTAGCTTTTTTTACGTCACTCTTATTCCACCTCCTCCATTTGTTTCCAGGAGAACCATCTTTTCTAACATCCCACTCAGGATCCTTAATCATAACACCGTCTACAACTATAAATCTTCCATCAGCTATTTTACCTGCGCCAGCGTACATAGGGGCAACATGTGCTATAAGCATTTCAGCTATCTGCTTGTCAGAATAAACTCTGTTTCCGTTTTCATCTAGCTGCTTTTTCATTTCAGCTGATATTAAACCTGGTATAGCTCGTTGTTGATTTATTTTTGTATCAGTTAAAAAATGAGCGCCTACACTTATAGTCTTCTTAGTTTCTTTATCTTTTGGTAGCTTATCTTGTAATGCTTTTAATACGCCTTTTTCAGTGTTAGCACTATCGTACTTGTCTTGTAAAAACTGTTCTAAGCTTAAAGGCGCGACAGTACCAGCGCTTTTAAGATCTTGGCTTATAGTATTGTACTCGTCTGCTTGATCATAAACCTCGTTTACTAATCTATTAATCTCAGATTTATTAAGTATTTCACCGTAAACAGCTTCAACTCCTACGCGTATAGAATCTATATCGCCAGTGTTAGAGTTAGCTACAGCTTTTATTAAATCAGGGTATAGTTGATCAAAAGTATTTTTAACTTTCTCCCTTACTTTTACGCTAAACATTACCTCAGCTCTCCCTTCTCCAAGCTTAGCGATAACAGCTTCTGAAGATGTACCATTTTCCATAGCGTTTTCTCTTAACGCTTGATTAGCAGCGAGTACCGTGGCTTGATTAACTAAAGCTTTTATAGCACCATCGTGCTTCCTGTTATTATCAAAAGTTCCGTCTGGTTTAATACCAAATAGTTCTTTAAACTGCTCAACAGTTAAGTCAGATTTTTTTTGTTGAGAGAACTTACCCGCGGCTGTAGCTCCATCTTTAAACTTCAACCTCTCTCCTTTTTCATAGAGTTCTCCAAGCTTAGTGTTAGCAACACCAGTGGCTTCACCGCTTACGGTTTCGCCTTCGGGTAACATCTCTAATAAAAACGCAGCGTTCTTATTAATGAAACTCTGCGCAGCTTTTCTTTGCTTACCATTTAGATCTGATGGTTTAATGATACGTTTAGGATCAACACCAAACTTTTCCGCGATGATGTCTAACACGCTTGATAATGGAGCACCTTTACCAGTGGTAAGTTTCTTAACATCTTTATACTGTACTCCCTCAAGGCTAAGGTTCGCGTCAACAATAGCCTGTTTAATATTTGATTTACCTTTACTATCTATGTTTAACTCGTTAACAACCTTTTTAGGTTTTCTAGCTTCACGTGCTTCACGTGTCTTAGTCATGTCCATCTCCTCAAGCTGTTGCATAAAAGTGTCTGTCTCAGCTTCTATAGTAGCTTCAAATGAAGTACCTTCGCCCATAGGTGCATCAAGAGAGACAACGTTCAGCATGTTGTCCTTCTTGTAAGCGTTCATAACATCACCCTTAGCCCTGTATATCTGAGACATACCAGCTCCACCAGAAACACCAGTTAACCAACCGAATAAGCTATCATTTTTTGCTGGATCATACTGCTTGTACAATCTCTCCATCAAACCGTCTTTAACGTTCCTTGTAAAATCCCGCATAGCTTGAGGTGGTACACCCCTCTCTACCATACCTTGTTGAATAAGACCGTCAAGTAAAGGGCTTTGACTTATTTTCATCCACGCGGATTCTACTCCACCTCGGCGGTTGAAATCTTCTTTGGTTTGATACTTACGTGTACCATCAGGGTTTTTTACTATGTCATCTATCTCTTGCCTCATATCAGGTTGAGACCTCATGCTAGCCATAAGAGTCTCTTGGAAATCCTCTTTAGCTTGCTCTTCGTGCTTTTCCTCTATGATCTTTTTAGCTTCCTCTCTAGTTGCCGGTGTTTCAACTAATTTACCTTTAGCTCCTTTAACAAACAAGCTTGTAATACGTTTATCGTTTACACCCTTTGTTCTAGATCTGCTGTAGTCTTTTAGAAAGTTTCTAATATCTTGTTCATCATTAAACTCAATATCGGTATCTGTAGTAGCCATGCTAGTCCTACGCATCAGATCTTTCATCTTACCAATAGCCCCGCCGTCTATAGTGATATTACCCTTGACCATGTTCTCTGACACAATAGCAAATATCTCCTCGCCTCTAGCGGTCTTACCGTACTGCTTGACTCTTTCTAAATCTTTTCTAGCCTCTTCGTTTATCTTAACACCTGGTCCATCTAATATATTTTCTATAGCCTCACCGAACCTTCTGCGTAATACAGGGTTAGCGCGTATAGTGTTGAATACAGCAGCATGTAAAAGCTCATGCGAAGCTGTTGTTGTTTTACCATCTTCAAAAATATTCTTTTCGTTAAAGAACATTTCATAGCTAGTCACCTCACCAGCGTTATTTAATACTGGAACCATAGCTCCATAAACTTGAGTGCCATCTTCTGACGCTGCTATCCTTACGTTACCTTTCTTTTGGGCTTCTTTTTTCCATGCGTCAAATTCAACCACTAAACCTTCATCAGTCTTAGACTGACCTCTAGTAACATTGATCTTAGCCCCACCCTCAGCTTCGATAGCGTCAGATTGATCTTGTAGTCTCTGTAGCTCTTGCTTGTGAGCACGTAAAACCTCATCAGCTGGGTACTTAGCTATAACACCGTTTTTCTCGTTTAAGTTTTTATTATAAACTTCATTAAGGGTTTCTATCTGCTTATCTTTATCAGCCTGCGTAGCGTCTGATTGAGCGATCTCTAGAGCTTGTTGCTCTATCTTTCTGTTTTCAACCTCTATCTCTACTAACCTCTTTTTCTCTGGTTTAGTCAGAGAATCAACTCTTTTTAAATCTAAAGCTATTACACTAGCATTTTCAGCTACTAACTCTTTATTGAGTTCAACCGCCGCGTCTCTAGCAGCCGGTGTAGAATTAGGGTCATTTATTATAGCGTTCTGCTCCTGGATCCTAGCATAGTTAATTTCCATCACATCAGAAGCTTCTACGCTTTTGAAAGAAGAGTGAGCATCCCTAAACACTGTGGGCATAACGAGTGTAGAACCTATAAGAGCTCCAGTAACAAACGATTCGTTTACCCCACTAAGTATATTAACGGTTTTATCACCAGCTAACCTGTCGATGTAATTACCACCTATAGTAGCTAAAGCCTCAGACCCACCCTCTTCACCTATGTCTATAAGTTTTTTAGCAGAGTATTTTAAAGCGTCACCACTAAGTATATTCCTTCTGAAAAAGCTACCAGCTGTTTTCTTACCAACTTCACCGAATAGATATTTAGTTGTCAATCCACCGGTTCCCTTCATAAGGCCAAGTGTAACCTTTTCAGATAAAGATTCTATAGCGCCGCTAGCTACACTAGCCGCATACATAGTAGCAAAGTTATGGTCTTGACCATATAGCCCACCAGTCTTTTCAAACAACTCTCGTTGATCCTCCATAGCGCTAAACTTCTGACCAGCAGACATAGCACCCATCATAACTAAACCGGCTGTACCACCTGTAGCCGCTAATATAGCAAGTTGGGGAGCTTGAGTTGCACCAGCTACTAGTGCCCATTCAACAGCATCTCCCACACCTTGAATGTCATCGTATCTTGGAGGTTCAGCAACCAGAGAACTAACATGCTCTTGGTAACCGTTGATAGCATCTTTAATATCATCTCTCCTTTTTCCAGAATACATTGACGCACCACCTGTAAATGGCGCTGCTAATATTCTAGCTGTTTCTACTACAGTTCCTAAGTAAGAATCTTCACCTGCGTAATCTATAAGTTCATCAGCTAAAGCTCCAAGCGGGTTTACCATGTAAACAACATCAGCTGCTCCTTCAGCTAAGTCTACGGTAGCGTTAGCAAACGCTGTAGCCATTTGAGTTGCTACCCTGTGATTCTTACCTATTTGATCCGTGAACACACCTAAATCTTGCTCACGAACAGCTAGATCACCCATCTCCTGTTTAATCTGAGTTACAGCTAAAGATATATCTTTCAGAGCATCTGAGCCGTTGTTGTGATCATTAACTAAATCGGAATACCTATCTATAAATCCTGTAATCTCCTCATTTGCGGCTTTAATACCTTTATCCGTAGTTAAATCGTGTTTAGCTTTAATAGCTTCTATCTTAACTTTTGGATCTCCTATCTCCTTTAAGTCAGCAGCTGTTTCTGTTAGCTTATCATAAACGCGGTTGTACTGCTCGTGAATTAGACTAGCCTCAATACTCTTGTCTTTTGCTTCACTTTCTATAGTCTCTAAATCTTTTAAAGCAAAATCCTCTATAGTAACTTGTTGTACCGATTTTCCAAACAAAGCGTTTATTGTTTGATTACCAGGGAGTTGACCAGAAAATGTTCCGGACTTATCAAAAGCATCAGCCATCTCTGAGGTTTTGCTTCTAAGAATAGTGTTACGCTCGAGGGTTCTTTCAGTATCTAGAACTGCCTCTTTAAATTCTGCATCATCGTTAGATATAGAGTTAAAAATAGTTGCTAGTGATTGCTCGCCTTTACCGACTGCTTTTATTTCATCCCCTTCAATATCTGCTAGAGTTACTTCTTCTAGCTTTTCCAAAAGCTTCTCACCCTCAGGGCTATCTAACTTGTATCCAGTTTCTTTTAACCACCTGCGTTTTGCTATAGTCAATTTTTGATTAAAATAATTGTTCTTATTAGCTTCGTATTCAGATTCTATTTTAGATGGTAATTTTGATGTATCTATACCATCTTTTTCCATTAACCTCTCTTCATTATAGTAATCAAGGTTCCCGCCATTTTTTACATATTGAGTAAGATATTCTTTACGAAGTTTTGCTTCGTTTTGCCTTTCCTCATCAGTAATATTATTATAATCAATCTCTTGTTGAACGTGGGTGTTGTACTTAGTTTGAGCAGCGTTTGATATATTTTCGTCCTCTCCTTCAAGTGCTTTTTGAATAAAACCCTCAGAAGAGGTGTCTTCAACCATAACCGCATCTTTAGTTACAGCATTTTTCGTCTCCATTTCTTTGAGTACTTTTTCATACCCTAACCAGTAATCTGCATCCGATCGCATTTGGTCCTGAAACTGGATAAAATTTCCTTGCTCATCGAAGTAGGAATCTCTATCAAGTTTCTTATTTCCATCCGCATCAACCTTATTTACCTCCCAAAAAGTTTCATCAATATACGTGTCTACGTTAACACCATCAGCATCAACTGTAGGACCAGTTGGAACCTCTTCTTCATTAGAGTCTTCTCCACCCTGGTTTGTTTGCTTATATTGAGCTATAGCGTTCTGTATTTCAGACATGCTAGCACCTTGAGCCTGAAGAACACCAACAAGTCTTTCTAATTCTTCATTCATTCTGTTGGAGCTGGGTTAGAGTTAATGAACTCGATAAGTTCTGTAGGTGTCATTCCCTGAGTTGCTTTAGCAGTCTCATGGTCCCATATATACTGCCTCTGTTCCAAAGAGCCTTTCTTAAACTTTGATAAACCATCTTGATATTGAGCGGCATCGTATCCCCCACGACCTCTCTTCCATGCTTCTTCTTCTTGTAGTGTTTTCCATTCTGCTATATAACCTTTAGCAACTTTAGGATTTGCCTCCATCGCGTCTATTATAGCATCCATGTCGCTATTTATTAGCAAATCAAAGGCCGCTTTTTCCTCTGTTGTTATTGTACCATCTCCATCACCCATCACATCCGCGAACTGCGCTATCATGTCTGGGTGTGATTTTATATGATTAGAAAAACTTCCGCCTCCACCAAAATCTTCTCTCATTAATGAAGACACCTCTTCGTCCTTTATATTAAGTTCGTTTTTACGTTTAACAATATCAGCATTAAAAGGCTTTCCATTAGCACCAGCTTCTTCATAAGATAGTAATCCATTCATAAAGTCTAACTCTTGCTTAACTGGTTTAACACCTTTGGCTATCATGTCATCCGCTTCGCGACGTGTTATAGATTTTGTACTTCCGTCTGGCATTTTAATATCAAATACCATCTCACCGTTTTCTCCAAATCTAGTTACAGCTGTTTTACCATCTAACGTTGTTAAAGCATTCATTATATGCAGAGATTCTGGATCACCTTTGAAAGTATTACTCCACCCTACTCCATCGTTAATTTTCTTCGCTGTCTCCATAGTCTCTTTCCAACCCTTAAGACCTGAAGCCCTTGTGGCTTGATCTTTCAACATACGAGCTTGCTCTTTCTTATCTCCCTTTCTAACTGCTTCTAAGTAATTATCTTTGTATTCGTTTTCCATAGTTTGGAATTGGTCATACAATTCTCCTGAGGCCCATGAACCTCTATCACCCATAGCATCAAAACCCGTCTCCCACGCGTTCTCACGTGCCGCTGTATCCTCCTGCTTTGCTACGATCTGATCTTTTATACCTGTAGCTATCTTACCCACTTCACCCGCTATAGCAGCTCTAGTCAAGTGTTGACGCGCGGTCTTACCAGATTTGGTATTCACTGGGTCAACCCCAGCTTCATATACTCGTCGCTGTGTTCCTTGTGACAACCTATAATTAGGTGCCGATGTTCCGTTTGCCATGATATTTAGTTATTCAAAGTTTAATCTCTTGAATCCAACCAGTCTTGGTATCCAAGATTAGTGTCCGAGCTTGCCCACTCATCTTCTAATACTCCAGGGTCAATATTATCACTACCTCCTCCACCCCATCCAGCAGCTTGCCCCGCGAAGGTGGTTAACCCACTAGCTGCATCACCTATACCAGCCATCATCTGAGCATTACCCGCAGCTTGCATCGCTTGAGCATTCGTCACATCACCCGCGGACATACCCATTAAGGTATCGATCTTACCCATCTGCATTTGTCTGCTCATAAGATCACCCTCTCTTTCTAAACCTTGTATTCTACTAGCTTCCCCTCGTTCTAACTTCTGATTCTGAGCTTCTTGAGTTCCAATAGACGCAGACGCTCGTTGAGCCTGTAAAGAACCTTGATTAGCTAAACTCTGAGCTAAAGCCGCTATACCAGATGAACCAGCTGCACCGCGCATCTGCCCCATTATATTAGCTTGGTTCTGCATATTGTTTTGTTTCTCAAACTCCGCTTGCTGTTGGTTGATAGTTAAATCCTCCATAGTATTTTCCATATTGAGGTATGGATTACTAGTATCTAAAGCTTCAAAAGCTTTCTTATGCTTCTCCATCTCTGCTCTAGCTTTTTCAGCCTCCTCAGCGGCAGCGTCAGCAGCTTTTTTACCCTGCACGGCTTTATATACACCTACACCGGCAGATATCACGGCGGTAGCGGCCATTACAAAACTCATAGTCTATTTATTTTTAATGTATTCTTCATACTCTTTATAACTTATTGCTACGATATCTCTCTCTAGTTTTTCAACATCTTCAGTGTTGCTAGGGTTCTTATGGGTGTTATACCATATAGAATCTTCGTGCGCATATAATACTCTTTTAATTCCAGGTGTGGAGACAATAAAACAAGGTGCGATATGATCTATTGTCTCTTCTTCGTTTATAACTGTGATCTTACCAGTAAGTAAAAAGCACATGTGTAGATGTTTATGTATAGCACCAACAACCACGGTATCCTTGTACATGGTCATCTCTCTTACATAAACTCCATCCATAAAGAAGTGCCTAATAGGTACTAGTTTACTGTCTGTTACTATAGGTTTATCGTCTGTTCCAACTACTATAGTGTCTCCGTTAGCTATAACTTTTAGATCTTGCTCTAATCTAGTAACTGCAGACTTAAAATTTCTTGATATACTACCATCCATTATATTTAATTATATACACTAGTATAATAGTTACATCGTATAGCAGTTATTTACTGCTATCAAACGTATCAACGCCTACAGCGAATAGCTCAGCTTTATCCAAGTCGTCACACACGAATTTAGTCTCTGCGTAATAACCAAGTATAGAACTCATATTAACTCTTTCGTCTTTGCGAAATAATATAAAGTTATTATGAACAGCGCTCGCGTTAGCTAGAGATGTTTCACATATTATAGTTGGCGCATTACTAGTTGGATTTGTGATCTGCCTTATTTGCCCGATTAACTGAAGGTTTTCTCCTTTGCTAAACCCTCCGCTAGGGGTTGTAGCAACAGCGTAAGCTGTGTCCCCAACTTGGCATGATTCATTTAAAGGTGCTGCGAATGTTAATGTTATACTTGCCATTATGTTACTGTTATCATGTCGTCTAAGTGTATCCAAACCCTAGCAGAATTAGCTAGCTTAGGTACATTGAGATATCCTGTTATAACTATATTTGGAGCATCAAGAGCAATGTCAATACTAATAGGTTTTGCGCTAGGGTTGTTAGCTCCTTTGAATGTCATCCTATGGCCATCCGTCACTCCTGAGTGAGCTTGATTTAAAGTTATTGTATGTGTTTTATAAACAATACTACTAACGACTGTATTAGATGGTATACCTGTACCAGTTACAGTCATACCTTCAAGAATTCCATGAGAGTTGTTGACTACCAGTGATGTAGCACCAATTTGGTTAACATTAACACTTGTAGCAACATCGTTAAAACCCCATATGGAATCGTCGGGATTGTTAGACGTGTTTACAGCTAATGTTTTTCCACCACCAGGCTGTATTGTAAATGAGAACGGCACTACATCTGTTATATTCTCAGCGCACTTTAATTTAGTAACAGAAGTTAAGTTAACGGCAGTACTTAGTGTTATATAGCTTTTAGCTACCGTCCCTACATCTTTAATAGTAGTGTTATAAGGTATACCACTACCAGTAATACGCATGCCAGATTTCAGTAGCCTAGCATTATTGCTTACTATATCCACTTTTGTAGAAGAACCGTTAGTTATACCGTCTACAACTATCACATTTACTCTATTATCTATATAAGAGTCTCCAGCAAATCTAATGGGTCTTTTAATAGCTAAGGTAGTTGGGCTATACGTTCCAAAATCGCCGCTCTCTTCCGACAGCGGCGCTAAAGTTAAAGTGCTTGTACCGTATTGTTTAATTTGAAGATCTCCATTTGAGGTGGGTACTCCACTTTGTAGCGTGGAACTACCTAGCGAGGCCAATACTATATTGTAATTAACGGAACTATCTCCGCCTAGTATTTTAATCTGTGTCTCTTGAACCCCTTTGCTACCCGTGTTACCAGCTAGGTTTGCAGCGCCAGATTGAAAAGCGTTAGTAGCAAAATTATACCAATGATTTGTACTAGCGTTTTGTATAGTCATCGTATACTGAGTATTAACAGCTCCTACAACTGTAACTGTTGTTTCTCCACCTTGATATCCTATAGGAGATGACACATTAACACCGTGTATGGTGTTAGTATCAACTGTGTCTATTAATTGTTCTGTATAATCTATCGTAAAGTAATTACCGAAATCACATGGCGTATAAAAATCCGCGCCATCTGGAGATGTGTAGCGAATAGTGAATACCTTACCATCACCAGTGTAGGTGCTATTGACGTCTTTGTCGAAATACCCTAAAACACCCTCTATCTCCGCGCTTTCCAATATAGTTGAATTAAGTATAGTGTAACCTGTACCCGGGATTACAACCAACTTAAACACTTCAAAGTTTTCCAAATCATTCTCTTGATGTTTGTAGCTTTTAATCCAAGGTTGAGTGGCATCACCATCTTGTTGGTCTACCGCAGTTTCAGCAGATGTAGTTACCGTAAGCGTTGAGTTTGGAGAGTGTGGATATTGAACTCTAGCACAAACTCCAGATACGTTTTGCGTTACTGGATTATCCGGGTTTTCGTCTATGTCTATGTTTACCGTTGTATTAGCGTCGAATGTGCTAGAATAGAATTCAGCTGTTGCACGAACATTAGCTGAGTCTTGAGTGAAGGTGACAGATTTTATTTGAGAATCGACGTTACCCAATACCCACTTATTGCTTGTGAAATTTGCTGGGTACGCCCCACCAATCATAAAATTTTCTGGAATAATAGAGTAGCCAGCCACTGGGGTTATTGTTATATATAAACCCGATACGGTTACTTCTGTTCCTACGTTTACAGTTGTAGTAGGAGTATTTGTTGTCCAGCCTGCCATGCTTATTTGTATATATATTTATTGATCCCAATCACTTCCATCACTACCAGTAGAGCTATTAGCAAGCGATATAGTAACAGTACCACTAGCTGATCCACTATGAACTGCTGTAGCTGTACCTAATCCTTGAGTAGAAAAATTAGCGGTACTAGATACCGTATTATCTCCACTAGGTACTCCAAACCATTTTCCCTCTTTATCTTTAAACTCAGTTTCCGAAGCTGTTTGTAGATCTGTTTTCATACTACTTAGATACCATCCTTTTTTCGTAACTAAGTTAAAATACTCTCCATCTGTTACATTGTCAGTTTCAGTAACACCATCATTAGTAGCCCAAACACCGTTTAGCAAATTAACGTCGTCAATATCAGTGAATGCGGTTACTCTAGCTTGAGACCCTTCATAGTTCACGGTGTTAAAGCTTTTTACTTTACCACTAGTGTCTCCAAATATAGTTGTCACGCTAGATTTATATTGACTACCATAAAAATTATTATAAAGAGAATTAGTGTGATGCGCCCATAAATCTCCATTAGCAAACGTATAATAGTCGTTGTTTAAACTAACACCAGCCTGTGGATCAAAGCTCTTGAAGCTCACCCAAGAGTTACTTCTTTCGCTAAAAGACGCGGTGTTAAAAAGTTTGTATGTTAGATTGTACTCTTTAGCCATAGTATCAAAAGTACCCAACACAGTTCCACTAACTTGTTTCAAGGTGGAGAAATACCCCTCCATACCTATATCTGATATAGGTCTTATACCTTCTCCAGAAAGGGCTAAAACTCTACCTCTATTAACATCTGTAAAGTAAGCTGTTGAAGGTGATACAGCTAAAGACTCAGGGTTTTTAGATATACCCCAATTACCTACGTATGGAGTTACATCACCAACAGTGGCGTTGCTAGATACAAGCTGAGGATTACCGTCAGCGTTATATAAAGCATCTTTATTTGTAACACCTTTTAAAACCCTATCTTCGCAGAACATAACGAGTCTAGTGTCTCTATTAAGTAGAGCCTGTAAACTTCCATAAACTGGATTCAAGTCTTTAGTAATCTTTTCTCCTGTGGCAAATTGATTTGTTTCATTTATACCCGAAGTAGAGTTGTATATACCAGACCAGATTAAACCATGCTTTCTCCTCTCTTCTTTAACCTGCTCAGCTAGTACTGTGGACGCTTTAACTCCATTGTCCATCTGCGGAGCGTTATAATCATCTCGTACTCTATCTGATTCAACACCGTTACCAAAACTCCAGCAGTTACTCCAAGGTAACATATGAGATACATAGGGTAAACCAGGGACGCCTTCCAAAGTAACGTAACTTTGACCTTGAACGCCACTTAGTTGTAGTGTAGTTTCTCTACCACTTGGAGTGGTTATAATAACATAAGTAATACTAGCAGCGTCAAAACTAGCTGCAGTAATATTAGAGTCTGTGTTTATCTTTAATTTGTCCCAGCTGGTTACCGTGTGAGTTGTAGCACCAAGCGTAAAAGTTGAGTTTGTTGGAATAAGATCTTCATCTGTTTCAGACGTTACACCTAAAGGAATTATATCGCTAGCTTGATAGTATATATCTATATCCACACTCTCTTTAGGTTTAGTTTCCCAGACAGCTGGATTACTCACGAAACCTCCACTTATATCGTTTCCATCATCATCTATAGTGGTAGGCGCTAGTATCTCTATAGCGTCATAAGGTCCGGTTCCATCGTGATGCACGGCTCTTATTGCTGTTATACCACCTCCAGAGTTTTGAGTACCAGTGGTAGGTGTATACCCACTTGGGCCACTACCGAACGGTGGGGTAACTTTAATAGACCACTTTTGACGTAAATTAAAACCATCCCACTGACCATCTGAGGTAGAGGTTTTATAGTTCCGTATCCCGTAGTGACCGTGACGATACATTGAGTTAAGATAACCGGCACCATAGATGCCAGTTCCATCGTTATTTATCTCGTTTATATTCGTGTAATTATATGAATCACCAATAGCAATATCCCAATTAGAGTATACTGTATATGGGGTGTTATCTGGATCGAGTTTAAATCTAAATTTAGCACCAGGTCTGTAAAGCTTTTCTATGAAGTCTGCTGGCGAGTCACCTGTTCCATTGAAATCAGGATCATATGCTAAGCGTGTTACTTGGTTTGCTTCAGCATCTTCAGTTTCAACCCACCAACCTACCCCGTCAGCGTGTATGTAATTATCTGCATTTGAAAAACCGCTCCATGATATATCCATGTATCCGTAATCTCCAGAATTAAACAAACCTCTACCTGGTTTCGCCATGCCTTTGGTACCGTCATCTTTAACATTAGTCATCCAAGCAGTTCTCTCTGTTACACTCGTAGATATTTCATTCCAATACCACTGTTGCGGTATTCCGGGGTTTCCCGTGAATTCGTCAAGACTATGTTCAGCAGTTATTGTCGAGTCAATTACATACTCGTCATGCCAACGACCATTAGCGTAAACACCATCATAAATGTTACCAGGTAAATGTTGATCTCTACCACTCCAAGAATAAGCAGAAGCTCGGTCTATGAAAAACCTTCCTGCAGCGATTTTCCAAAAATCTGTACTTTCAGGTCCACCATTATTTAACGCTGCACCGCCAGTATTATCATTATTAGTTAAACTTGTTCCGAGAACGCCTGACGCGTCACTCCATGTGTAAGTTGATCCACCACCTTGCGCGTTAGCGTGCTCAGTGGGATGGTCTTCATCAGGGGTATCGAACCAAGTGTCACTAGATTCAAAAGATGTCGGTTGAGAGAAAGGACTAGTATCAACATAACAATTATTGTTTATGTAAGCTAAATCTCGACTATCATAAACCAGCCAATCATCTCCTTCAAAAGATGTCACATAGTTAGTTATATCAATATCTTTAGCAATCTTAACAAAAAATCTACCGTCAAATTCAGGTCTAGATTTAATAGCTCCTTTAAAAATCTGCACCCTAAGTGTGTCTATTCGATTCTCATACGTGTTTGCATCACCCGCCGTTGTAGCAAAGGATAAATCGTTACTTATAGATCCGTGCAGGTGAAAAAATATCTTACTATTACTTTTTGTTACTTTATCAACATCATAAAATTTAGATAAAGTACCAGCTACATCATCTGTATCAGAGAACCTAAGTCTCCAATAACTAGTAAGCAAAGCATCCCCAGAAAGTTCATCACCAAGAGAACCTGTTCCGGGGTCAAATATAGATATGACTCTAGTACCCATTAGAGGATAACCACCTTCATCTGTACCTATATTATCATTACTACCGCTACTATTGTCAATATCACCTACATGTCTATATAACGTTTTTATAAAATCCGGAGCTTCGTTTTCTATAGCGAGTATTTTATACTCTATACCACTAGAGACCTGTATGTTGTTACCATGCGCTTTTTTTAAATACAAAAATGTTTCTTCATCAAGCTTGTTTCTTTCTGATGAAGGAAAAGATATCCAGATGTTACCATCCGCAGCATTATACCACCTGTCCATAGCTAAGGTGTAATATTCTACGGTAGGTTCTTTTACATAAAAGGAATAGTATTTAGCCCAAGTTGGTGGAGGAGGTCCCTTTATGTCTAAAGCAACCTTTAACCTATTGTACATAGGAGCTAGATCAACTCCCACGTGGGTGGATTGATTTGTACTTGTTAACACAGGCGTCTCTCGACCATATTCATCACTGAAAACAACTCCAACTTGGTACTGCCTTAGCGACTTTACGCTAGGCATTCCACCAATACCACTAGAGGGGTTTATAGCTTTAGACCTAGTTGTTACGGTCGCGCTTGGTTCTTCGTTAACGTTGTAGTTCTGTAAGTAGTTTCCATATATAACTCTATTAGCGGATACCTCTTGAGCGAGAGCTACTCGAGGTACATTGTCCCATGGGCGTAGAAGTTGACTAGATGGAACCACCGCGTGAACCATATCAGTCAACATTTCGTATGATGTCACCGTTGGTTTAACGGTTTCAACTGTGTACACGGTTGGATTGTTTGTCTCTTTATATAGTAAGTCTATATCTGTTACTCCGTAAGGTAAGTTCACAGGTACGTAATTTTCTAACGTTAAACTACGTACGCGATTAGCCATACCTTCGTTATAACCCTCTTGAGCCGAGTAGTTATACATACCCGGTATAAAAGCTACCTCAGACCAAGGCGCGAAGGTAGAATATTCCCCGTCTTGATACTTATACCTATGAGAAAATCTAACGAATTTATCATCTAAAAACGCTTCTCTAGTAACCAGCTTTATCGTCCAGTCGTTTATCGTAGGTATTAAATCTGCGGATATAGTAAGAACTTTAAATTCATACCCGCTGTCAAAAGCGCCTTCAAAAGTACTAACTGTAGGTAAAACCTCTAGTTTTATATCATAAGACCCGCTAGCGGTTGTCGTACCGCTTAGAGCTGTGAAACTAACTATGTCACCATCACGGAAGTCTACTGGGAAAGTAAAAGTTAAACCTGTTATAACACTACCAACAGGGTACAAGCCAGCCCATATAATGGTTGCGTTAACAATTCCAGATACTGGATCAGCTCGCTCTTCAACGGTGTTAAACGCACTAACTTTTAAAGCTTGTAAAGGTGGTTTACGTATAACGGTTATGTCTTTAAGAGCCATAAACCTAGGAAATGTCCCGCCGTTCTCGTACGTAATCATCTCTAAATCACTAGAAGTACCAGGTGTTACCCTAATAAACCTAGTATGGTAGTTAGCATTATCCCCTAGCGGTAAAGTAGCTGGAACAGCTGACGCTCCACCTGTTCCGCGGATAGATCTAGTTATATTAATCCTTTTAGGTTCAGTAGCGTTATCTGTCCAAAAAAGATTGTCATCCAGAATATTTATACCTGTAATAAGTTTTTCTGGAAAGTTTAAAGTTCTACGGTGTGTAAGTACTAGTGGATCTGGTAAAAGCGCGGCAGCGTCTAATGTCACCGTTGGTGTTCCTGATGGGTCTACCTTTGTAACTTTATACGTGGTGTTACCAGCTTCAAATATCATACCAGGTCTTATCGTCTTGGCTTCAGCGGCATCCACGGGGAAGGTAGCGGCAGTTCCGCTTAACCCTGTTTTTTTAACTGAGTATATATCTACAAAAACGTATGTAATGAGATTTGCAATAGGATCATACTGTAGAATATAATCTTTCTTTACATCTCCTCCACCTGAATTTATAAAATAGTAAATCTTATCAGTGGAAGGATGGCTCACGATACCAACACAAATATCATCTGCATGTGGAGTAGGGTAAGTACCTGCTCCAACAACGTTAGTTATTTTTGTGTTACCTTTTATATTCTGTAATGAACCTACATCTCCCGTACTAGAAGTTTGTATCTGCACATTTAAAGCGTCCCTGTATTCACCAGGTGGAATGACTCTCTCATCAGAGTCTTTATTCATCTTCGCTTTAAGAAAATTACGTTTTAACTCTGCCATACTTTAGTGTTTGATTTGTTTAGAGCTTCCTCTAAGTATTTGAGTTAATTCTTCTAATTTAATATTTGAAAGTCTAAGCTTAGCTTTTCTAGTTTCTGCAAATCTCTCTTTCTTAATCTGAGCTAGCAATCCCGCTGGAGAATCTTTACGAGCTAGTAACACACCGTAGAGTATATGCTTGTATATAGCTTCTTCTGCTAATTTTGGAACTAAACTGTTAGTGAGATCGAGCGTTTGGTCAGTGTTGCTTGTGGGTGCTAAACCGTCACTAATATATCTTAACACAAGGGTTTTACCGCTCATATTAGAGCTAAAGTGAAATTTACCAAGATCTTCATCTACAAAGAAAGTACCGTTTGCTTGAGCGTGCTGAGGATCAATACCGTATCTACCGCCTACTAGATTTCCGTATTCATCATCTATATTGTCAGCGTCAGTAGAGCCAATGTCTGTGGCTGATTGTGCGTTATAATTAGCCCAAGTGTCAGAGCTAAAATTTCCGTCAGAATCCGCTACTGTTCTATCTAAATCATCCGCACTACCGTCGGCTGTGAAACCACCCCAGCTTTGAACTGACTCATCTACGTCAAATGGATTTGAGGTTTTGCTTGCAGGATACAATAATCTTTCTATACCGTTACTATCACTCCATCCTATTTTAACATAATTAACATAATCTAAAGGCATGACCAGTACGAGAGAGGACGGTACTTCAACCTCCCAATCTTTAGTACTTCTTAGAGTATCATAGCTAAGCTCCTGTAATCCTCGTGTAGCATGAAATGTAACGTCACTTAATAGCACGTTTTCACACAGTTTTCCTTTACCAACATATGTAGCGGCAAATGAATCTATGATTTCATTCAGTGGTATATACCTATAATCACCGTACGCGCCATCATTTAAGATACCGTTATTATCGTAATATCCCTGAGGATTTGACCTTGTTATTCCCATTTAATTACGTATTTTGGATTTGTGATTCAGCACCGATCATTTGAGCGGCTGTTTGAGCGAGTCCTACTTTATTTATTACTATACCTGCTAATTCAAGAATTTTATTCACTACAGTATCTGTTTCTGATTTATGTAATTCAAAATCTTGTCTAACAGCATCGGTAGGATTATATAAAGCTTTATTCTGTATAACAACATATGGCCACCTAACCGTTCTAGGTACCCTAAAGCACTCCACTGTAACACCGGACGCTAGATTAGACCCAGCACTTCTTATTAATATATCTCTACTAGTAACTAAACTATCTGTATATACGGCTTCTGCGTTGCTAGTAGCATTATGTCTAGCAGAAGATGCTATGCTATTAAACTCGTTAATACTAACTTTCTTAGCCACTCTATCATTATAAAAAACTCTACCTGTTTGAAACACATCTATCTGAACTCCATCTACACCAACTGTAGCTGGAAAAGTATTTTGAGTACCAGCATTTACTTCAACGTTTTCTACAGATCTAAATGGATTTAATTTAGCGCCTAATAACTCTCCTATATCTGATTCATCTACCTCATTCGTTCTAGCGGGTTCTGCTCTATCTCTCTGATTCTTCGCGTAAAAGTAAGATTCAAATATAGCTATCTGAGCCTGGTTTGCCAATAAGTTAAACTCCTGCGGAGTGATATAACCACGTTGCTCTTTGTTAGCAAGGGTTAATACTCTTTGATATACTGTGTCTACACTTATTGCCATAATTCTTTTTTTGTAGTTTTGCAACCACCCCGAAGGGCAGTTGCATCACCATTGATTATTAATTTAATCGTTTTTCTATATTGGAGTATATCTCCATTCCCTCATCAGTCTTAAACCAAGCGGCTAAGGCTGAATATGGGTGTTCGTCAAAAGGAACAGTCATGAGTTTTCTATCATTAGACCCCCACATAAACGTTCTTTGGTCAGAGGATAGTTTTATAATCCCCATCTCTGTAGCCTTGATACCGAAGTTTCTAAGCATCACATTGTCATCATTAACTAAATCTAAGAACAATCTAGGGTTTTTCTTAGCATATAATAATAAATCTCGCTTAAGCTCCTTAGAACTCATCTTAGATACGCTAGAACCAATCTCAACTCTCATAACAGCCTCAGCCATATCAATGTCTAGACTTTGAGCGGCATTAAGGGCATTTATTTCCATTTCTAAGAAACCCATTTCACTCTCAGCTTTTACCTCTGGTTTCCACTCATAGTATAATTTGTTTCTATGAGGGTGATATAGTGACAACAGTTTTTGTAAGATAACTTTTTCTTTAGGGACAGTTAAAATACCTGCTCTAAAGATAATATGCTCAAGTCGTTCATCACCTTTCATCTCATCAACGAAGTGTGTTCTTTGGTTAGAGCAATACTTAAGTTCTCTTTCATAACCTTTTTCTTCATCGAACCAATATATATTTGATGATTTTAAAATATAAGACAAAGGTTTACCTTGGCCCTTTAAGAAGTATTGCCTAGTTTTCACTTCCCAACCATCGTCAAGTTTCTTACTAACTGGTTCTTTTCTTTTAATTTCTTTAACAATTGGTTTTGGCTCCGGTTTTGGAGCTTCAACTACAACTGTCTCTTCTACGTAGGATTCTTGAACCTCTACTTTTTTTGTTTGCTTTTTAGCCATAATATAATATAATAAAAAATTAATATAAAACTACCCCACCCGAAGGCAGGGTAGTTTCACCAAATATAATCTTACTTCATTAACATGAAGTTGTTAGCCCCTTGAGTAATCAAACAACGCTCAGACAGATAATGTACCTGCATTGCATCAAGATCAGAGGTAGTAGCTCCAACCGAACCAGTAACCCATGTCTTAAGTTTGCGTGACTCTGTTTGTGAAGCCCTGTAACGAACATGTAGGAAAGGACGCTTGAGGTTCTTACCTAACTGCTGATCGTATACAGTAGATGTACCCGCTGGGATAATAACACCTCTAATTGGCGTCACGGCGTCACGAGAATTAATAGACCCACGAGTTGCCTTATCGTTTAAGTAACGGAAGTCTGACTTGTAGAAATCGTAAGATCCACGACGGAATCCTGAGAATCCTAGGTTTAAAGCCATGTCTTCAGAGTTATCAAATACTCCGTAAGAAGTACCACCAGCACCATAAGAATTCATAGACGCAAGCATATCGTCGATAGCTAAACTAGTCGCGCGATTTACGAACATCATGTTTTCTTCAATAGCGCCTTGAGAGTCAAACTCTGCTAGAATAGCATCAAACTCAGCTAGGTCAGTAGCAGCGTTAACACCAGTTACACCAGTAGTAATATTACCACGTGTCTCAATAGCAGCGAATAAACCTTCTGTACCAAAGTCATTAGCAGCACCGTTAATAGAGCCGTCTGCTGTAGAAGCGCTCGCAACGCCCTTAACAGCCTCGAGCATAGTCATTTCTAAGTAATCAGAAAAACGAGCGCGAGTATCGCCTTCAGCTTTTAGATACCATAGGTAACCGTTTTGACCCTCTTCACCAGAGATCTCAACCCAACCAACCGCTGAAGCATCAGATCCTGAAACCTCAAAGTAATCTTTTATGATAATTGGCTTATTGCTAAATGAAGTGTGAGTTGGTTTAACATTACCGTAACCATCAGTCGAAGATGCGGTACCGCCTTGACCATTCTTACCTTTACCGTATTCAGAACCAATAACTAATATTGTACCAACAGTAGCACCTGATCCATCAGTGAATGCGGAAGCAGCATCTGCGGTAGCTCGCTCATAAGGTAACACAGTACAAGTTTGATTAGATACGGCTGAAACAAAACATTTGATAGTTCCTTGAGCAGTAGCTATCACGACCATGTCGTTGATTCTTATTCCATGTAAATCATTAGAACCATCCATCTCGTTCCCATCAATATCATCTTGGACAACGAAAGTGTTAGCGTTTTCATCATAAAGACCAGTATATGATAAGTGTAACCTACCTTGTTCAGACCAAATAACTGCATCGGAAGCCATAGCTTCTTCAGCCCCTACTTGTGCAAGAAATCCTGAAATTGTCCTGTTACCGAACACTTCAGCCTCCTTTTCCATAAGGTCTGGTAGGTATTGTTGAGCCCAACCTTCAGTATCGGAGCTCGTGAAATCGACGTAGTTTGATGCTAGCGTTGCTTTCTGTGAAGCTGGCACGCTATTTAAACTACCTGCGGTTCCGGAGTGTCCGGGACCTGGATTTGAAATTGCCATTTTTAATTTTCTTTAAATTGTTATTTTTTATTTTTTAATTTGAACTTAAAAGAAGCAGAATCATCACCTAGCACCCTTACCTTCATACCACCTTGCATTTCACCTTGAGTGGATCTAGCTGTCGTATTGATATTCTTAGCTTTGGCTACACTGTCTTTCAGTGCGTCTGCCTTGCCTTGTTCGTAAAAGTGATTAGCAACTGCGTCCGCATTCATAGCTGTGTACAAACTCTTATGGTAACCTTTAGCATCTGACATTGTATTATCTTCATTCAAAAACTTTTTGATAAAGTTATTTATGTCGCTTTGAGTTTCCTTTACTTGGCCTGCATCCTTAACATTATACCTAAATTTTTTATCTCCGACATTGTATTCAAAACCTTTGAACTTGTCATTGAAAACCTGCTCGGTCTTCTTGTTAAATCTAGACTTCTGTTGTTGAGCTACTTTTTGCGTCTGCTCTGACTCTTTATTGTATCGATTGAAGAAATCAATTGCTTTCTGCTGCTCACTTGTGAGTTTGCTTCCAGCTTTAATGTCTTCGTAGTATTTAGACTTTTGCCCGTCTAAGTAGGTCTTGGCCTCGGCAACTTGCTCTTTGAGGGCCAATTTTTTTCTCTTAATATCTCTTTCATCATCCACATCCTCGTCGAACGAGAAGCTATCTTCCATAAGGAAGTCAATCTCCTCTGAGTTTAGATGAGGTTTAGTTCTTTTGTAGTACTCTCGCAAAGCTTCTTGATTATCTAAATCCTCGACATTGCGATTGAGGTTTACGTAATCTTGAAGATCACCACCGGTTTCATCCATAAAGTCTAGTAGCTTCTGAACGTTTTCAGGTATAGCTTTACCTGACTCTTCATTAGCGTCAAGGGCTTCTATAACCTCTTCCTCCGTTACTACCTCTTCGCCTGTTACTTCCTCAAGTGCGGGCGCTTCGTTATCGACGTCCTCTTCTTGTGTAACTTCTTCAACTGCTTCTTCGACATTGGTCTCAACTTCATCTACTGGTTCTTGCGGTTTACTTAAATCTACTTTAATGACATCTGGGTCATCTTTGCTTTCAAATTTTTCTAGATCAAGCTCTGGGGCTTGTTCTTCTACGGTCTCTACCTGAGGCTCTTCTTGAGTAACCTCTTCGGTTACCTCTTCATTTTTTACTTCTTCCATAATATATTATATAATTAATTACCAACTTGTGGGTTAAATCTATTTAAACCCATTCCGCCTCCTAGTATATCATTACCTGAAGACTCAAACTTTTTACTCGTTTGTTTCATATTTTCTCGCCTATCTTTACCCTGCTCTTTCATACCCTCTACCTTTTCCGTCGATTGACGCTCTTGAGATCTCAACTGTTGGTTAAGCTCGAACTCAAATTGCATAAGCTCTTTCTTGAGTCTCACCTCCTCTTGTAGGTGCGTAAGCTTAGTCTGACCCTTTAATTGTTCTAATTGCGAGTCCGTTTGAGCTTTTGCCTGATTTTTTTGTATCTCAGCATTAGCTGCGGCTTGTTGAGCTTGCGCATTAGCCTGCGCTTGGGCTTGCATGTTGTCTTGCTGGAGTTTTTGATCGCGTTCCTGTTTTTTTCTACGTTTAATCTTCAACAGCTGATTAGCGAGTTTTAAATTCTTAACCTCCCTAATATCTATAGCGTCATCTAAATCTATTAACTGTTGAGCTAAAGCTGTCTGTATATTATTTTCTAATAGCTGCTTCTCCTCTTCGTCTGGTTCTAACTCTATGAATATACCGAAATCGTATAAGTGTAACTCAGACATCTCTTTAAGAGTTGCTACGTTGTGTGCTCCTATAGCCTGAACAAAAGCATCAGCTGTAGGTGAGTACTCTAATATATCAGATATCCTTAAAGATAAAGCTTCAGCTACCTCCGCTGTTAAGAACATAGACCCAAGTAACACGTGCCTCGTGGCTACGTTAGAGTTAGCAGCAGCTAATTTCTGTACTCCAACCAAAGACTTAGGATCTGGCATACTACCGTCTCTAGCTTCATTTAATCCGGTTACATCACGAATCATCTGTAAATAGTAGTTATACGTTTGTATTAAACTACCAATTTTATTCTGTCCAGCTCCATTAGATATCTGTTGAATAGGGATTTTACCAGGGTTTTGGTCGCCATCACTAGTGAAAGATCTACCTATAACACTACCAGTTTGGAAGAACATGTTAAGCGCTTCTTGAGGGTTATAGTTTGTGCCGTTACCTAAATCTACTTCAGCAAGCCCATCAGCGTCAAGGTACACTCCATCGGGTACCATGCGTGACATAACCTGCTGCAACTTAAGATGCGTTAACTGAATAGTATCAGCAAACCCAGTAATTCTACTCACGATAGACTCTATACGACCCTCATACATACGTGGCGCTACTAAAGAGTAGTTCATCTTAACTTTGTTAAAGTCAGATTTACTGCGCATCATATTCTCAGCTTTGTTCCACTTTATAAGCTTATCTGTACCAAGAATCATGGCGCCTTCAAAAACACACTCCACAGACCTCTGCAACCTACTGTAACCACCTTCTTTATCTACAGGTGGGTTAAACGCGTCAGTCTTTTCTATAGCTTTGTCTCCTCCACTACCAGTCTCCTTTATCTTGTAGACATCGTTAGTATGGGTTCTGTAATTAAAGTACAACACTTGCACTTTGTTTTTATCCATACCCTGTATACGCCTACCTCTAGATGACATCCTGCTAGAGCTATTATGTATGTCCTCTAAATCTGATTCTGTTAAGTGATCAAACTCTCTAGCCAACTCATTTATAGGTATAGTTTTTACTTCTCCTATATAGTATATGTCGTCAAAGTACGGAGATTCAGTGTGCGAGTAAACTATATTAGCGGGATCAACATACTCAACGGTAGCACCATCACTCCAGTTAAACCCAGTTTTAACACACCCAATACCTAACACCGTTAAATCATATAGTAACCTACGTCTAGTTAGATCATACTTATTTCCTTCAAGTAAAACGTTTATAGCTTGCTCCTCGGCTATCTCAACGGCTTGCTTGTAATTAAGCTGCATATGCAGATCCAACTCTTCCTGCGTATCTGGTAACTCTTCTTTTTTGTTCTCATATAAGTCAACATTAAACATCTCCGCTGCCTGGTCATTGTAAACCTTAGCATCCATATCTCTCATAAGAGATTCCATATACTCTGTTCTCTTACTCACGCCGAATTGATCTTGTGAATAAGCTTTAACGTTGAACATTCTTTCAGACATACCGTTAACCACTATGTCTACAAACTTAGGTATAATAGGTACAGGTTTCCAGTCTAAGTTAAGGTAAGACAAATCACCGTTAATAGATAATTCATCTTTGTATTTCTGTATAGACTGCTCTCCTCTAGCATACAGCCTTAAGTTGTGAAACTTTTGTTGTGTTACGTTATATCTATTACTGTGAGAATCTTTAAACCACTCTTGCTCGATAGCCCTAGCCACCTTGAGCCCGTACTCGTGACTCATTTTCTCTAGGTCAGGAACCGCTTGAGAAGGGAAATTTACATATACTGACTCAGCCATGTTATTTTATTATCTGGGAGTTAAATCCTTTATTATCATATTTCACTATATTCAATCCTAGTGGTTGCTTTTCGACTTTAGCATTTGGTGCGTATAAATGTCTATTGCAAGCCATAATAGCTAACCCGGAACTTATAGAAGCGTCATGCTTAGTTCTTTTATTTATATCAAACCTAGCCCAGTCATTCAGTAGTTCGTTAAAATAAACGGTACCGTAATTACCTTCACCTAGATGTCCTACGTGCTGTTGTATGTACATCTCTATGGCTGAGGCATGAGCCTGTTTAATATCTTCACTTGAGTTCGGTATACCACCCACTTCTTTTTCAGCGGTTGATAACTTCTTCCAAATTTTATCTGGTCTGTTCATACTATATCCTCTATAACCTCTTCGGCGTAAATAATACAACAATCTAGGTTTATTATTCTCTGCGAGTAGCGGCATACCGTAAAACACCAATGCCATTAACACGTCTTCAAAAAACATCTCTGCGGTTTGGGGTCTTGCTATATACTCTAGGAAAAATGTACTCGAAGGAGCATCTTCCATAGAAAACTTCGTTAATCCGTGAAGCGATCCTTTAGAACCCTTACCATCAACAGTACCGCTAATGTCGTAACTATCACATCCAAATGCTCCGATATGTTCATTAGCTGGAAACTTAATACCATTTTTTATTATTTGTTTGTTCTGTAGATGAGCTGGAGGAACCCAACTAACTTTAAATCTTCCACCTGGATCTGGATGAAAAATTACTTTAGAATCTTTAATACCATTCACCCATCCAAAACTACCAGTAGTAGTATGAGCGGCATGTCTACTACCTTCGTTGTAATCTATCTGTTCGTATATCTTCATTAAATTAAAGATACTATTTTTGCTCTCATCCCTGAAAGCATGTTCCGTAGTTCTAGGAAACTGTCGGTAGAATTCATTTAAAGCATCTGGATCATCTTTTAAACCATCCGCTTCGTTCTCCCAACTATCTATAACACCTATATCTATTAATTCACCGTCTGGTCCCAATCGTTCTCCATCACATGGATTATCAAAGACTGGAAGTCCGAATCCATCAATAAATCCCTCATAGTTCCATTCCATTGGGATAAAGAGAGAATAAAGCCCAGACTTTGTTTGTCCATTACGGTTTCGCCTAGAAACATCTGAGTCATTGAATAATTTTTTAAAGTTACTACCTCCTTTGTCTAATGCATTTGAAGTGGAACCCATAAGGCATTTCCCTACAATTCTACTTCCAAGTCTTAAGCAAGTCTTTGTTACTCGCCAGTTATTTAATATATTATCAGGTCTCTCCCACTTACCACTCTCATCATGAACCAACAGGCTTAGCTTTTCACCGTCATAGCTGTTATCCCCAGTATTCTTCCAGTCAATCGTTGTGTCAAGACCAGCGAGTTCCTCTAGCTTCTCATTACTCTGAATTTTCTTACGAGTAAACTTAGTAGAAGGTACTCGATATGCCAACTCAGATTTTGGACGATCCATACCATCCTGTATAGGTTTAAAGAAGAAAGGGTAATTAATTGATATAGGTACCACTTTATCTGTAAACATTTTCTTCGCATCGGCACCAGACTTAGATAAGATCCCATATCTACTATCACTCGATATAGTGGCTAAGTTAACTGTTTCTGCAGAGGACATAAAAGAAAAACCTGAACGACGGTTCTTAAGGTAGCACATTCCATAGCATCTCTTATCTGCCTTGCAGGCTTCCCAGAATATAAAGAACAGCCGATTGGCCTCTCTAAAGTCTGGTGCACCCACGTCAATTTTACTCCATTGAAGATACATATAGTGACTACCGGTTATGTATGTCGGTTTACCGTCATTAGTAAACCAAAACCCTTCGTCTCTACGCCTGAACTCTTCGTCTATATAGTCGTGCCACTTCTCTTTTTGCTCGTCTGGATAGTTTCTCCAGTCGAATATAGTTTTTAAACGGCTCAACTCCTTAGGTTGCTCTATCTTGCCCCACTTGTTATCTTCGTGTTTAAAGACCTTAGTAGGTTTAGGTAGAGCCACCTTAAAACCCTGTATATCATATATTTCACCTATAACACCAGTCTTAGACAATACCACGATATCGTGATCTTTATCGTAACCATACTTCCACTTCTTACCTCGGTTTAACCTAGTTAAAGTGGTTTTCTTTATAGGTTCTATTATTTTTAATAATGTCTGTTCGTACATTACCTAGATCGTGTCTCAGCAAAACCCTTGAAAGAGCTTTCTTTCTTTTCAATCTCTCGACCTTCAAGTAGATTCTCCTCTTCTTGGATTCTGTTTAGTATCTCAAAAGCATCGAAGATAGCAAGCTTTTTTGTAGCAGCAGCGTTCTTAAGTCTGTCCGCGGTGATATCATCACCGGAATCAACGATAGCTTCTTTAGCTACTTTGATTAACTCTTCAACCGCTTTGTGCCCAGCCTGGATTATACTCTTCTTCGTCTCCTTGATGTTCATATTTGATTGTAATAAAATTAGATAATACTCTATATAGCTTCTGATTATCGACGATAAATTCAAATTCACTGCTAGGTCTAAATCCAATTAGATCACCCTTTTCCACTGTGCCATCAGTATACCTGACAACACCCATTAAAGGTCTCTCTGTTTCAGTGTCAAATTCATCTATAGACTGAAGAGGTTGAACAAAACAATATCCCTTAGGACAAGTCCAATCTCCACCCTCTCTTTTATATAAGTATATTTGATCTCTTGCTACTAGATACTTACTTTCTTCAAGGAAGGATCTACTATTTCTTTCTTTACCTTTTACGTCATGCCATCTTCGGAAGACGTTATGGTGTAGAGTAACTATATCTCCCACGCGAGGATTTAAAGGAGCTCCAGCTCGAGGTACAGATAAAATCCGCGCCTCTCTGTTTACATACTGATGATTGTATATCTCAGTATTTAATATTAACTCCTTGTCTCCAACTTTTGTGCTATTGTTATACCTATCACCTAGAGGCTCAACAATATAGTTGTAGACTGAATCCATCAGTACTCAAGATTATACTCAACTGATATAGCCATGTTCTTGTTAAAATCTTTCCAAGGTATAACCGCTTTATTCTTTCGGATATATATAGAGTACTTATCATCCTCCTCTAATATATCGCAAATAGTATGACCTCCATACACTTCTTGCCCTACAGCATAGTGCATGGAGTCATTCTTGTAGTCTTTACCTATCGTGATCTTACGAATCAGATGGCTCATCTTTGTATCTAATAGATCCGTCTTGGATATTGATATCAATGTCTCCGTATTCTTTACGCATCTCTTCTTGTATAGCATTAAGCTGGTCGTTACCTTGAGCAAGCGTGTGTAATACGTTATGTTTTTGAGCTTCTAATTTTCCTATGTCTGCGTGCAGGTTGTTTATAGCGCTTACAACATTCTGTACACTTTTTAGCTGATCGTCAGAGATCTTCTCTGGCTTCAAGTCTATTACTTTTTCTTTTTTCTTTTTACCCATAATTAAATTAAATTAAATTGTTTTTATTTACTCTGTTGCCTCAGAGAATAATTCACCTGAGACTAATGTTTGTGCTTCTGTCTTTGTTAACACCGAGTTATTCGGATACGTAAGTCCGTTACCTAGAGCTATAATAGCTGATAATTCTCCTGTAAGTAAACTAAACTCTCCTTTAACTATAATCAAGTTTCCGTCTAAACTCTCTCTAGGAGCTCCTAGTTTACCTTTAAACGCAGCTTCTTTCCAAGTTGGCGTATAAGCCGTTGTAGTTTTTATAGTCTCTCCATCTGCTTCGTACGTGTAGTTATTCCAACCAAGTTTAGGTTGTAACACGCTAGGTACCGCAGACTCGTAATCCGCTTTCCTTAAGCATATATATAATTCGTAATGTGCCATTCTATTTAGTTTCTGTGACTACCTTTTGTAGCTTTGTAATTTCTTAGTACTTCCGGTCCTGTTAACTCATCGTCATATATCAACATTCCATCAACTTGACCTCTGAAAGTGTATGCGTCTGTCTGTCGCGCTCCGAGATGTCTGTAATCAAAAGCTTTGT